CCTGTGGCGCCCGTGGCGCCGTCTAAACCAGCAACGCCTGTTGCGCCCGTGACGCCGGCTGGACCAGCAACGCCTGTTGCGCCCGTGACGCCGGCTGGACCAGCAACGCCTGTGGCGCCCGTGACGCCTGTAACTCCAACGCCACTACCACCGCCGCCAGTAGACCAGTTCGCAACATTACCGTCCGCGTCTAACGCGTAGATTTTCTTATCCGCAAGATTCAGCGCCAACTCGCCGGGGACGAGGTCGCTGGCGGCTGGCTCTAAACCGGGAACGTCACTGCGCTTGTGGCGAATTTTGTTAGACATTGTGAATTTTCCTGTTTAATACTTACGAGTATGTGCCGCCGTCGATTTCGTCCGGCAGTTGTAGTGACGGAAGTTTGCCGTTTGCATCCAAACTGGCTACACCGCCGGCCACACCACGAAACACGGCAATGATGCTTGACAGCATCGTACGTTTCGTGCTAATCGGCGTGACGCCTGTGTCAACCAGAGGAACCACATCGGTCGGCAACGGTTCGTCTTTTAGCGGAAGTTGAGATATCTTTTTGTTGGTTGCCATGAGTCACGCCTGAGTGATCTAGCCTTGTGCCGTTGCAGCCAGTTTTTCAACTTTTCTGGCCCCTGATACCCGACCTGCCGGGCAACAACAGTAGTGCCCTCTAGTATAAGAAAAGTGGGCACACTTTTAATATCGTGCAATTTGACAAGTTCTTTTTCGTTGTCGAAGTCAATATAGCCCCACTCGTAATCTTCGACAATTGAGGGGTCGGCTTTAATGTCTTCTTTGAACTGCCGACAGGGGCCGCACCAAGGGGCTGTAAAAATAAGCAACTCTGCCGCCTCTACGTTAGCCGCGGCCACCAGTAGAAGCAGGCAGAGCAACAAGTTTTTCACGGCGGGCCTCAGTATTCGTCGATATCGTCCTGCTCGTAGTGGTGGCGGTGCTTGTTCTTTTTATCAGAATGCTTTACGCCATCCAAACTGTCCGCCGCGCGATTGAGCCATTTGGCTAGTTTACGTGCGTCAATTGCTGTCAGAATGGGCGGCTGATTGCCGTAAACATCGAAAACAATTCCTGACTCCACGTGATCGTCTACCTGCCAGTCGCCGGCTTGTATGGCCAGCGTCGGCGCGTCCTTGTTACCGGCTACGGAAGAATTTACGAACTGAATACTATCCGGGCGATTTTCAACAATCGTGGCCACAATCTACTGCTCCGAAAGGTCGTCAAGAATTACCGGGGTGTACGAGCCAGACCAGAGGTTGGCAAATTTACCGAAATACTCGTCGGCGTCTTCTTGCGAAAACCCGTCAGAGAAAAGTTTCTCGTAAATCTTTGTCTTGCTGTACACGGCGACCGGATCGTGGTGGCCAATGTAACCAACCCCCACCAACGCCGAATGCATGTTTTCTAAAAACACGGCTTCGGGGTTGAGGTCGCCAAGCGCGGCGGCAACTCGTTGAGCGTCCATGCTTACAAGTTTTCGTCAATGTCGTCGAGGAACAGCACGGCGATATCACTGGCGCGCCGGTATCCCTCGCGAATGCCTTTTTGATAGTCGTAGGTGCCGGGCGCCGCAGGCCGTTCCGTCAGGTCTGCAATTACCGCCAGACATGCCTTTATTTTATTGCGCAACTGTCGGTATTCAAAGGAATTGCGAATTAAATCTACACTAACGCCGGCTACTGTCCGGTCAAGCCGGGCGAGAATTTCCGGCTTAAGCCCCATTTCCTGTAACAATTTAATGCAGTGGGCCAGACTGTTGTGGTCTGTAAAATTAGCGGGAGTATGCGGGACATATTTTTGCGCGAGGTCTAGCAGCAGAAAAGCCACGTTGCGCAGCGCAGAATTAACGGTCTTATTAGCCGGGCTGATGAGCAACTGGCGCTCGATTTGTTGCACTTCTTTGCGAGCAACAAATAACGAGTAATCACGTTCTTGATTTAATTGATCGTGATCTTGAGCGAGCACGGGCATTTTTAGACTCCCTTCGGGGTTTGATACCGCGATCCTCCAGTGCAGATTCAACAATGGTGTAAATCTGGCGGTGCGTTACGTCCGGCGGCTGCGACGCGTCAATGACTTCGGTCACTTCGGCGGTATACTGTCCGGCAAATTCGAGATAGGCTTCGCGCATGATCTTGCGATCTTCCATGCAGCGCCGCTCATAACGATCCCGCGGCTTTCCCATGCGCTTCTTGGCTTTGGCCGGCGCAAGGTCAAGCAAAAAGCAAATGTCAGGAACGATGCAGTTTGAGAGTTCAAAGATATCAAAAAGCACGTTTTCGGGCATGTCGTTCATGACGCCCTGATACACCAGCGTCGACAAGAACCAACGGTCGCAGATGATGACGGTTTGCTTTTTGATTTGTTTGGCTGCGTATGCCGACAACTCTGCGCGACCGGCTGAGAACAAAAGCATCTGCGCGAAGGGGGTAATCGGCCCGTCATTGTCGAGGAGCAACTGCCTGATAGCCGTGCCGATCTTGGTCGTGCCGGGATCAGCCACGAGTTCGACTTTGTAGCCAGCCGCAGCAAGAGATTGCTGAAGCATACGGGCCTGCGTGCTCTTGCCGGCACCGTCGATCCCTTCGAAGCAAATAAACACAGAAAGTGTTCCTGAAGGATTTAGCCAGTGATTCGAATAGAGGTGTCGGCTACCGGGCCAGACGCGCGAATGTTTCCGCCCGCGGTTCCAGAAATCGCCATAGCCGGCTGGTTGAAAGTAGGTTCGTTGTTGTACGAAAACAGCAGGCGTTCAGTGCCGTCTTTGAATCGCAAAGCAATGCCGTTAGCCGTCGGCGACTGTGCAACCCCAATTGCGCCCTTCTCAACGAACCAGTTTTTAGCGTATGCGCAAAAATCTTGCAATACTTTGCCCTTCGCCGCTTTGGGGTTTTGGGCAATGTAATCACTCAGCATCTGATCGAATATTTCGTTTTCTTGCATAACGCACTTCGGCTTTCTTTTCTTTAGGCTTAACAGGTTTCGCTTCTTTTTCACGCGCGGCGATAGATTCTTGCACCTTCTTCGTCAACTGCATAGCCGCTTTTTCAGCCTTGGCTTTTTGCCTGCACGCTTTGATTTTTTGGCTTACGTCAGACAATAGGTTGCGCGCGGCATGCACGTAAAGGCGCAGCATGTAGTACTTGTTCGCGGCGTGCACTGACAGCAAGTCGCCGTCTAACTGAGCCAGCATTTTTTTAGATTTGGGCACGACCGCCATGCCAAGCAAATCTAAACCTTTGGCAAGTTCTTTTGCGGTACAGATAATGTCAGCCACGGCAACAATCTGAGTTCCAACCGCGCTCTGGCTAAGCCGCCCGCGAAACTCCATATCGCGCTTTGTCTCTACCAAGCGGAAATCGCGGCTCAAGGCGGCTACCATCGCGGCAATCTGTACGTTGGCGATCTCGGCAATATGCTCGAAGGCGCAGGCGTGGACGTTCAAGACATCATGGAGCACACTACAATGCACAATCGCGGCCACCGTGTCTTTGACGTTTTCAGGCACATAGTCCGCGCGCAGGTCTTGATACAGTTTTTGCGCAATGACTTCGGCCTGACTAGCGACTCGTTTGCAATGGGCTAATACGTCTTCGCCAGAGTTGGTCTGCCGCGCCTCGTAGCATTGTCGGGCAAATATCAATGTTTTTTCTAACGATAAGTCGTCGGCTTTTTTCATGGGTGCCTCCGTGCACCGGATTTCATACAAGCCGCAAAACCGATTGCCAGCCCAGTTCAAACGATTTGCGGCGCGAGTTTAAGTTGTAATTGATTTTTTTGTTCATTGCGTCGATGTGTCGCGGTTCGGCGACAAGGGCTTGCAATGTTTCACCAAACAAGTCGTAATCAGCATTGGCGTGCGGAACGCCGTTTTCGTCGTAGTCTATTTTTGTTTTTACTAGTACGCCATTTGCGTCTGGATACACAAAGTCTGTTTGCGGCGAAACTGCGAGCGTGACAACCGGCGTACCGCAGCAGATAGATGTCAGGCTACAAACACCGTAGTTATCGCACTCGGCCGGGAAGACAGTTAAATCGTGAGATGCGTAAAAACCAGCACGAGCAGGAATTGGAATGTTTCGCTTTAAAACGACGCGGCCGTCAGTTTTACGGCCAAGCCGCTGAAAAAACTTGGCGATAGACGGCGAAAACTTGCTAGACGAGATCGCGACCGTGAGGTGAATTTCGTGCATGTGCGTCAGCAAGTATTCCAGTTGATCCAAAAAATAGTTTTGCGAGCAACGCGCGTTTCGATCGAACCACGGTAAAAATAGTTTTATCTTACGTGGGTTGACCGCCGTATCTTTCTTGGTCGGCGGTAAGCCGGCATCGAACGGAATCAGCGTTACGTTTCGAAACTTGTAAACGCCATGAAATAGTTCGCGGCACTCTGTCGACATGGCGATTAGGTGGTCTGCCTGTCGGGCCGCTTTGCGGAACGGCGGATTCAGTTCTTGCCACATGGGGGCAATCACTGTCGTAGCGCCGTGACGTTTCGCGATGTTAATTTGTTCAATCTTGGGAATATGCGTCCACACAACGACGTGATGTTTTTTCACCCAGTCGCTGTACCGTTGCTTGCTTTTGTAGACGACAACGTTATCGTAAGCGGTCTTGATCTTCGGCGGCTGATTGTCGCTATAAATAGAAAAATCTACGCCCTGATTGCGCAGAAAATCAGCCAGACGCACTGCGAGATATGCCTGATCGCATTGTGCGTAATGCGTGTAGATGCCGACGCTCATTGTTACCCGCCTGCGGGAGCCGGCTGTCCATATTGCTGCTGCATAACCATGGCGCCGCCTTGTGACCGGGCCTGCTGCCGGATGTCATCAATAATGCTAGTTACGAGCGCGTGCATGGTGTTGTCGCCGCGCTTGAGTTTGATAAGTTCCGAATCTTTCTGCGACTCGGGCATAGACAGCAACTGATTCGCGATGAGTTGCGCTTGTTGCTGGAGGTCTTCCGGTGTACGCGGAATGCTGCCAGAGTTTTGCCGCTGCATGAGGAACTGATCGACGGACGTGGGCTGGCCCGGGGCTGGCATTCCCGGCGGACCCGCCGGTGCTGCTGGTGCGCCGCCTTGCTGCGGCATACCGGTCGCACCGGCACCGGGCTGCCCTACGCCACCTATCATCTCGGCTTGCTGCGACAGGTCCTTCATCTGCTGAGACTGTTCCATCTCCTTCTGCATGCGCTCTTGCTCTTCGGCGTAGATACGCTCTTCTTCCAACATCCGCTTTGTCTCTTCCTCGTAATCCAAGCCGACCGACTTAAGGCCCGTCGTCTTGCTGATCTGCTGGCCCTGCATGAGTTGTAGTTTCGCCATCTGCCGGTTGAGGTCGTCGGCGTGTGTAACGCGCATTAACTTGGCGCCCACAGGCTCCCACGACATGATCTTGGCGATGTTGCCGGCGAGATCAGTCAGGAAGCGATTCATGTTATGCGGCAGATGGCTCCAGTTGGCTTCAAACAAACGAAGCGCGGCAGGAGCAGCCTGAAGTTGCAGTGTGCCGTTAAACAACTCAACCGGCATGCCAATGCACTTCAGCAGCGTTTCCAAACCCTGATCCAAAAGTTCGCGCGGAGCCAATTGGCTGGCGTCACCGCCGAGCGCCTGATAGTTGACCGGAAACGGCAGCACGTTCCAGCGGGCTGGGTCCGTGCGGCGGGCACGGAGCATGGAGTTCACGCGGGCCGTGAAGTTCGAAAGATTGATCGTGTGGACGGGGTCACTCGATTGTGCGTCACCACCGCGGGGCGCCGGCGTGATTACGCGGAACGGAATCACGTAGTCGAGCGCGACGGCTTCGTTGTATCGATGCAGAATTTGGTAATACCACGCCTGCCGAAAATTCGTCAGCACGCGAGAGATACCCCAACCGCGATTGCGCATGCCTGCCAGCGCGTCTTCCTTGAGATGGTAGATCACGCCTTTGTCGAACATCAGGTTCTGTTCATTCTTGATCGCTTGGATAACTTCCCAACTCGCGCGCTCAAGGTGATGCAAGTGGCCGTTCTTGATCAGCGTGCGGTAGTCCTGCGGAATCTTCCAAACGTACGAGCACTCGTTGCTGTAGGGGTCCCATAAGATATCTATTTCGTGCGGACTCCAACGCTTGACGTGCATCTGGTCCGAGTCGCCGCTACGGCGGTCGATGTGCTTCCATTCGCCGGTTACTTTGCACTTGGGGCACGTGGCGTGAAACTGAAAGTTCTGCCACTTGAAATCACACTGCGGGGAGTTGTGTACTTTGTCGAGCGGCATTTCGAGGCCGCAGCGCTTGCACGACAGATACCGGCGAAATGGCACCAGCAAACTCGTAAACGAGTTGCCATAGGCCATGTAATCCAAGCCGATGCTGTGCAGTGTATTTTTGATGCTTAGCGTGTCGTCGAGAAACACGCGGAACTTTTCCTTCTCTTCCCGGCCGGTCGTATTTTCACCAATGTCGTAAACTTCGACGTCCGTGATGAAGTACGACACCACCCGGTCGATGGCTTGCCGGTAAGGGCCGTTGGCGTTCATGACGTACTCAGTCCAGCGCAAGGCTGTCTGAATACTCTCGGGCATAGACAGGCTGGCAATATCGCAGAACGGGTCCGGGAACCGCTCATCAGCGGCTACGCCTTTGCCAAGCGAGTTGTAACCTAAATCTGCGGTAGGGGCAGTACTCACCAAATCACCTACTTTTGGTTGGTGTTATGTGCTGCTTCAGCCGCCCGCTTGCGAAAGTCATCGTCCAGTTCGGCGGCCGACGGCTTTTTGTTATTTATTTGAGCCGCCGTCTTTTCAGGCTCGTGTTCGGGCGGGGTAATACCGGCTTTAATAACGCCGTGCTTTTCCATAAGTTACAGCCCTGTTGACGTCACCGCGCGCTCGACCGTCAAAACACAATATTCGCGGCTGTCATAAACATACTGAAAACCGGTCGTATGCACAAGATAAAGCCGTTTGTCATCGCTGATTTGTGCGGCCCACGGGCGTTGATACGGATCATTAGCGGGCGGAAACCAGCGCGCAGCATTCTGGTCAAAACGCAAATCGTAAATTAACACAATAAACCCGCTTTCTTCCAGCCCGTACTCGTCGGTAGCGGTCAGCGAGACGATAACGTCGTGGAAGAAGGCCGGAACAGTCCCGATACCCTCTTTTTCAAAGTACACAAGTTTTTGCGGCGGACCGACACGTTGCGCGTGACCGATAGCGCCCGCAGCGTTTTGCGTCTGCGTCGGCGGTTTCTTTTTCAAGCCAAATGCGGCCATCGGGCTGTAGTTGCGGTCAATTTTTTCTAGCGGCGGCCCGGGCGGAACAGGCGGAGGAGTGACGCCGCGAATCTCCTCTTCTAATTCGTTAACAATTTCAATCTCGTCAAAGTCTTCTTCTACCGGCGGCTGCGCAGGCGAGACGAGCGCGTTTGTTTTCTTCGCCGGTACGCGCTGAACGCCGGATTTTGCCATCTTTGCCATTTCTTCAAAAACCATTGCGGCACGCTCCCGTATCGAGTCAATATCGTCACCGACTATTATTTCATTGGCTTTCGCCATCGCCACGTTTAAACGATCCGACGTAAACTCACTCAGCGCCACATCGCTAGTATTTTTGCCATTTGGGTCCACGATGTTTATACGCACTTTTGACATATCGTGAGGATCGTAGTTCACCGGCGTGCCGCCCGCAGTGGCTTTACCGACAACTACGCCGCGCAGACCAGCCGGGCCACGGCGGATGTAGTCCGCCATTGTGCGCCCGTTTTCCATCTGGATTTCAGAAGGGTCTTTGTACATAGTCTCTGATATCTAAAAAAAAAGGGGCGCGCTGCGTAGCGCTAACCCCCAAAGTTTTCGGGGCGGAGTCCGTCACACACACTGTATAACAGACTTTTCTGAATCTGAAAATACAACCTGCCGAGTGGCACGCCGGCGCCGCACACTTCAGTGACGCGCTCCGGCGACGTAATTACTTCGGCAAAAACTCCGCCAGACAACAGATGCGCTACCACTAAACCCGAATCGTCGTCTTCCGGAAAAACCGGCAAGATACGAGGATTTGCGTCGTAGTCGAGTAACCACGATAAAATTGGTTTTTCGGGTTTAAGGAAGTAGCGCATGGTTGTTATGCGATCTTGGCCGCAGGGAACGAGGGCTTGGTGTCGGGCGCCACTGGCGCAGCAAACGGCCCAGAGTTGTTCGGCGGCGGCGACCAGTCCACGGGCGACAGCACAGTTCCGGCGTAATCTTCCGGCATGTCCTGCACCGTTTCGAGCGGAAACACCTGTAAGGCAGACAATCGACTGACGCGCACCGGTTGCGAAGGATTCTTCGCTGCCAGCAGCAGGTCATTAAAAGACGCCTCCCACTGATACTTTGGCGGAAGCGCTGCGCGCATCGCCGCTACGGCCGCGTCCGGTACCGCGACGACAGCCTCGTCAAACGGCAACGAAAACGTGCAGTGGTCGCGCTGGAAGAGCAACGCGTCAACAGCAGTTGCCCATTCAACCTCGACGCCGCCGAACTCCGCGCGGAATTCAGAGACAAGGTTGTCCAGTTCAGCCGTACCAACCGACATCGGGAACTCGATGCCGTGTCGCGCCAAAATCTTCGCGGCTGGATTGGGCCGTCTGACGGACACCTGACCCAAAGTCGCCGCCGGGTTTTCCAACTCAAAGCCAAGCACGCCAGAATAGTCTTCAGCGACAATCTTGCCGTGCTCATTGCGAACAACTTCCGGAAACCGAAACACCGACAGATTCTCGTGTACGCCAAACGACACGCGCTGCCCGTACGCGACAAGATTCGCGAGCAGTTCGTTTGCGCGGCGGGCAAGTACGACGTTGTTCGCCGGTAGCGTACGGCCGCCACCTCGCGGCGTGTAGGGCATCGTCAGGTCGTAACTAAAGATCGGCGTGTACACAAGCCGGTCGTTCTGCTGTCGGCTGATGGCGCCGGTGAAGTTCAACGACTCGCCTTCGAGCGTCAGCAGCGGGGGTCGGCGGCCGGTGATACGCCGCACAGGTTTGTCGAACGTCTGGTCGATGCCGGGCAGATACAACCCGGCAACAACGCCGTCAAGATAGTGGGAAACGTTCTCCCACCGTTTCAGCAGTCGACGCTGCTGAGCGATTACCGCGGTCACCTTCTGGGCGGTTCCAGTATTCGTATTTTCTGCTGCAATTGTCATGGGCGTCCTTTACAGGCTTCGGACTACATCGCGGCGACGTACGCCAGCGTCATAATAAGTGTTCTGTTTTTCTACTTCCCATTCTTGTGGAGTGACGACAATTGGTGGTCGCGAGTAGAACACCAATAGAATTTTGTCGTCCCCAATCTTTCGCTGGCGCTTGACCGCGCTACCACGAAAAGTAACAACACGCATGTGACCCTCTTTACTAGCACGCCCTAGAAAATGGGGGTGCTGTAAATATGCCACGTTTTTGCGAAAAATTTAGTTGTCTGGATCGGGCAGCGCGCTGTCGAAAATGTTGATCGTTTCGCCGTCTTCGTCGGAGAAAAACTCATCCGGAGAGACACCCGACTTTTGCGGTGACGGGGCGTTCAGTTGCGGCGGGTCTTCAAGGTGTGTTGGGTCGACGCCGAGGTAGCCGGTGTCGTCTGGTTCGATCTCCTGCGCCGTGTCGAAGAGCGGGATGTTGCCAGTCGGCGTCATCAGGTGGCGCATCGGGGGTTTTGATATGTTTAACCGCTTACCTTGGTAGCAGGCTACGGATACGTCGTGATTGATGAGCGCTTTCAGGCGGGCGGCAAGTTCTTCAGCAGTGTTGAACACTTCTGCGGCAAAAGAACCGTCGGCCTGAAGGACGACGACGTGAAACAAGTCTGTGTTGTTTTCTTCAGTCATGTTACTCGCACACGATGAGGGGGTCGTTGCCGTCAAACGGACTGAGAATTCCGTTTTGCTGCAAGAAGTTTAAAGCGGCTTGTTCGTTCGGTACGGGTACGTGGCGCACAACTGGCGGGCCGGCCATGCGTTTCTCCAGCATGGCAATGAATCGATTTGAAATGATACCGAACACCTTTACTTGCAGTATCTCGTTAAACCGCGACGTGGGGTCCGGAATAGAGATATCGTAAGCAAAGGTGCTCGCGAAATATCCGCTGCGCGATTCAGAAAACGCAATGCCAGATAAAAAGGCAAAGCATTCTTCTTCGCGCTGCTGGGCGATGCCGTACAACCTCTTGTCCCAGTTCACCGGGCGCTGGCGGCCGGGGAGCGCGTGCTGCCCAAGACCAGAAAAGAACACTTCGTTAGTGTCAGGTTTCAAGTCAATGCAGAACGGCCGCAGATCAGCGGACTCGGCCGGGAAGCGCGCGTCGAACTCAATTATGGGGTCTCGATCAAAGCGCCCGGATGTGATCAGCAGCGCAGGGGTGAACAAAGATATTTGTTTGTTCAGCCCGCGAAGCGACTCGGAGCATGACCGCGCTGCGATATCGTCAGCGTTTGTGACTTCATCGACACGCGTAAAAGAGGGCGGAAGAACCATGTCATTTCTTTGGTTGCGGCATGCCGGCGTGAACTTTTTGAATAAGCAACAGTAACACGAACGCCGCGTCCACTACGTTGTCGATACCCGTAGATTTGTACTTCGACGTGTCGAACGCAGCGCCTAACGCTTTGTTGGCGGCAATGATCATTTCTTCTTTGCTCGCCTTGCCGTTACCCGTCGCGTACTTCTTGATTGTTGAAATAGCATAACCGTTCGACACCAAGTTGTGTTCTTCCGCCCATGTAGCCACCGTCACCTTCATACCGCCCAATACCTCAGACGCCGTGGCGACGCGAGACAATACGGCTGGAATGCCAAATTTTTTGTTAACGAAGAATTCCTTGGGTGGAGAATATTTGACATCTTCGTAACCGATTACTTCAGGTTTCGTTACGTTTAAAAACGCACGCAGCCGCACAAACCGTGCGGCGCCGGACTCAAGGCCCTGCGGCGACAAGTCCCACTGAAACAGTTGCAGTTTTTCCTGCAACAACTTTTTGCCCGGAATGTAGTCGTACACTGCCACGCCACAATTACTGCCCAAGTCGAGGCCAAGGAATCGCGTTGCGTCATCCGGACACGGACCCACTTTGGAGGCAAACGTCTCCGGGTCCTTGTACATCCTGTACTTCGGCATTACTTCGTCTTTCTAAAAACGTTAAACAAACGGCGGAGCCACGATTTTTTAACTGGCGGCTCTAAGGTCGCTGTAAGTTTGCGAACCTCTTCGCTGCATTTGCCCAACTCCGAAGAGCGAGCCTTCAGTTCGGTCAGCAATTTCTGAATTCGAGTTTGCAATACATCTTGATACATGCGCAGATGTTCTGCCATAAAATTGGCGTCATACGTGACGCCTTTTGTGTGGTTTACAAACTCACGCACCGTCGCGCAAAACCGCGCCATATCCGTGTGGGCGGGAGATTCTTCACCAACAATAGATACCTCACGCACGGCGATAAACCACGCCGCACAAAACACTTCTCCAATCGTCGCGAAGATAAACTGCCGCACGGCGTAACGCGAGTTATGAAAATCGTACCGAAGCAACGCCTGCTCAAAACTTAACACCGGGTCAGCGCCGTTGACGAAATCACGCTGAGCGCTCGCGAACGCGGTCAATGCGGCGTTGATTTCGTCAGCCGTGATATTTTGCTTCTCGCGCCACTGTGCTCGATCAGCCGGCTCGTTGACTTCTAGGTTTTCAACCGCAATGCGCATGAGCGTCGGCGTAATGTATGCGTAATCCCGCTCGGGATTGTACATAGGGCCGGTGTCACCCTTTTGCCGATAGCCGATGTCACCCATCTGTTCCTCCTTGAACTGGCTGCGCTAATTGGCAATGTGCCTATTTGATTTGCAACAGTTGACGCACATCGCCGCCGGGTTTTCTGGATCAAAAAACGCGATGGTGTTGCATATCCGGCAGTGCGTTTCAACGTACGTCTTGGCGTGCGTCGCGTAAGAACACTCGTTATATCCGACGGGGCAATTGACGCAAGAGTGCTGAAATTCATTCGGGCAGGGTTTGACCCGGCAGCGCACCTCTAGCAACGACTTGTTAGCCTTGAGCATGCTACTGGTAATGCTTACGCGATGAAACGACGGCCTGTCACGGGAGCGGTCGGCTTCGACGTGGGCGAAGAACATCAAGTTAACAAAGTGCATGCCAATGCCGGCATACTGGTACGGCCCCCACGAGTTCGTCGAGAAACCGACGATTCGCGAGATGGCGCGACAACTGTTAGCAGAGAAAAACTGCGTAAATAACTCGGCGCATGGCGTACCGGCCAGCGCGCGGCAATGAAACAAAAATCCGTGCTTGTCTTTCCGTTTCATCGGCACAACTTTTTCGACGCAGATGGGCACGATCTCGTCGCGCATCTGCCGCGTCCAAGGCACAACGGGTTCGCCGGCGATCAGGAGGTCTATATTGCCGGCCAGCCGCCACGCAAGTTTTGCCGCAGGCTTAGCGGTTAACTGCGTTCCCGCCATTAAACGTATCGTCTCAAAAACAGCGTTCCGCGACACCGTTGGCGGCAGCGCGGAACACAAACTGTCAGTGATTTCGTAAATAGTGTTTCCGACAATCGATTGATCAATGTGCCCGCGGAGTATTTCAAACAACTGCGCTCGGCGGGTAAAAATCTGTTTCCGGCTAAATTTTTTCGCCGTCATTGTGTCTGTAGGGTAACGGGGGCAGCCGACGAAATGTCGGGCGAGTTATCTGCTGGTGCGGTTGTCGTGTCAGTCACAACCTGCTTGTTTTTATTAGCGGTTTCCCACTCCTTGAACGCAGTGACACAACGATCGTTGGTCTTTTGCGCCAAGTCAGCAACCTGCTTGGACAACTCACGAAGGGAGACAATAATAAAACCAAACTCGTTCGTAATCAGTGTCGACAGGTCGCCAATGCACGAAAGCGTCTGCATCTTGACGCTGTGGTCAACTGTCTTGTCGCCTTTGCTGATAGCAAAATCGAGCGTCAGACCTTTGAAGATAACCTGCGGCGGCAGCGGCTCGTCGGTTGAACGCCCGTTGAGTTCCGCAGCCAAAATCTTCAGCGTGTCAAAACGCTGATACAAACGCTCCATCTCTTGCGTCATGTCTCGCATAAACGTCGAGGGATTGATGCGCTCGACCGACGGTGTTTCCATTTGAATGCCCGGGACGCTGGCGGCAGTCATCGCTTTGGCAGCCATTTCCTTGATGGCCTGCTCCATCTGTGCAGTATTTAAGCGCACAGGGACGTTCTGCACGTTCGGGCCGGTAGTGGTCACAGATTGAGCGTCAACAATTGTGGGCTTATCGGCCATGTTTATCTCTCCGTAGCGATGGCGAATCCAAACCAGTAGCGAAGTCCTACTGCCGTATTTATATCGTCTCCGTAAATTAAGTCAACAGGGTTTCCAGTGACCACGTGCAACGTTCTAACCGGTTTCGCCACATACCCAACGCAGGCGATACCGATTTGAATGACAGCGGCAAACGCGAGGTCTGCTTTGGGGCTTAGCAGGTACTCAAATACCGGTATCCGTAAATACTGATCGTTGGTAGTCAAGGCAATGCTCGGCGGAGAGGCAGCGTCTACGCGAGCATCAATAACAAACCAGTCTTCTGGCAGCCCGGGTTGTTTTGCGTGAATAAGCGCGGGCGAGAACGGCTTATCAGACGGCCAGTTCTCTCGCGTGGCTTTCATATCTAAACGCGATACAACAATTTTCATAGTTCAATTGTCCGGGCTACAACAGCCTCGACGCCGCTGTCGTTAACGTTGATTCGCACACCGTCGCGGAAATGACACAGAGGAATGTTTTGATGCTTTAGGGCTGCCCCGAGAATACGGTCGCCGTTCTTCTGCTGGAAGTCTGGAGACGGAAAGTCAAAGCGACGCAGCAACTCTGTCTTAATCGCCCACCAACCGCTGATGACGTATGGCAAGTAAGTGTTGTCCTGCTCAGGGTTGAACCACGTTTGCTGCGACGCCCACGCCAGTTGCGCATCCGGTAGTTTCGCCTTCTGGACAGACCCAATCAGGTTGCAGCCATTGACGCTTTTTATGACGCGTTCCAGCCAGTCTTCAACCGTACACTCTTTCGGCTCCAGATACGAGTCGTGATCAAACCACATTGTAATCGGCGCCCTGATCGCCGGCTCGTGAAACATTTGACGCATCATGGGGTATTTCATGATGTTGTTCGCGCTATGGAACAAGACGGTGCTGTGAAAGTGATCCGCAATCTGCCGCTGCAAAAATGACGCCGTGTCTGGCCCCACAGCGTTGCAGCCAAAACGGAATTCAATATTCCGCTTGGCTAGGCAACGCATAGGGTCATTCAGCACCCGCTGCGCGAGTTTGAAGTGTTGTTCTTCTGCGCCGTAAAACAACACGCAGATACAGACGTCAGCGGCTCCATCCGCCATATCGAATCCGTTCGATTAGAGGGCTTTAAAATGTTCCTCAATCACGGCAGCAATCTTCGCAAACGACGTGCCGCTGTCGTTTAACGCCATAAGCGTGGTTTCTTGTTTGATGGCAACTTCGTGGCCAAAGTAACCATCATCTGACTCCATCCCAGACCAACGCCGCACGGGGTCGGGCAAAGAGTATTCTTCAGGCGTCCAAACATTTCGTGCGTCGAATCCAAAAATCGTATGGCCGGCAGAAACATTTTCGCCGGCGCCGGCTTTACGCGCGCGAACGCGAATTTTGTGTTCGTGTTCTTTCTGATAAAGATCGCACAGCACGCCCAAACAACAATGCTTGGTAATGCCGGTTTTTGTTTTTACCTTCAACGCCCCGCGGCCCTGCTTGTACCGCTTCGACCGCAGGGCTTTGACCCACTTTTTGGCAATCGCGGCTTTCATATCTTTACCTGCTTGAGACTGTTCTTGGCTACCGCAACCGGCAGCACTACCGGGGCTACGCGGGAGAGCGACAAAAGTTTAAATATCGTATTCACATCGTTCTTGTTAGGCGGCACATCAGAGTGCATCTGCGATAACACGCGATCGATGGCCAGCATAAAGTCATCACGAGACCGTTCAGAGCCAAAAGAAAACCGAACTGAAAACTGCGTGACAGTCTTTCCGGCGTGCTCGTCGGCAACGTCTCGTCGTTCCCATGCTTTGCCTGTTTCGTCACGAATGTAAATTACCGCAAGCCGGCCGTGATTGTCGTATACAACGAGCGTCACAGATTCGTCCGGGTCTTGCGTGAGTGAAAACACATGGGGCATTTTTGTTGCCGGAATAAACGGCAGTTTCGATAACTTGTCGCCGTCCAACGCAACGCGAAACAACTGTACCGGAAAAGACCGCCGTTTCTTGGGCGGCCCCATTACGGCGAACTCGGCTTCAATGGCTGGAACGCCGGGTTCGACGACTACGGGTACATTGCGGATTGCAAGCATTGGTGCCTTTCTATCGTGTAATATCGGACTTGCGCTTGGGGGTGGTCGACTCTTCTTCTTCGTCATCCGCCTCGTCGGCACTGTCCAATTGCGAGATAACTTCCTCGTGAACCTTGTTGCACATGGCAATGTGATCCGCCACCATGTCCGACATCATGTCAAAGTTCTGCCGCATTTCAGCGAACAGGCCAATGATGATTTCGTCAAGGCGCTCGGGGGACGCGTTTGCCACGTCGTCGTAAATGTTATCTGTATCTTCCGCCAGCCAGAGTTTTTCGGAACGGGCGATAAACCGCTTCTGGTGGTTAATCAGATCGAGCAGTTGCTGCTTCAGGCCCTTGGGCGCCTGATGCGTACGGCCGCTGTTCTTCTTCTTGCCGCGAATCTCTTGAAGTTCAAGCGCCAGATTGCGCGCTGTCAGGGCTTCCTCTGCGCACTTACCCTCCAGCACGTTTCGCTGGTCTTCGTCGGCCACCTGCGACAGCAGTTGGACGTGCGACACCGTCATCCGCCAACGCGGCCGTTCCGGACAACGTAACGCCAGCAAGCGGGTGATCTCCTGCTCGCTGGGGTACCGCTCGTGAAAATTCACGGCGCCACGCAACTGGTCGGCGGTGTAGACGGGCGCGAAGATTGAAATAATGAGCGACGCGCCGTCAATGTGCGACGCCCGCTGCTCGTCGGTCAAATACGTTTCGGGGTCGTTCTTGACGTCGGTAATCAGTTTGCCGACCCGCCAAAACGCCGTCAGGCTCGCAACCTGTACGTCGCCGAAAATCTGATCGATCTCCGCGACGACGTCGCGCAGTTCGTTTGTCAGCGTGTGCTCATTCAGGCGGTCAGCAACGTTCTCCGCGCCTTCAGCGCCTTGAACAAAGTCAGCCTGCATAATCGACATCGCATTGGATTTGCGACCCATAACTTCCTCCTGTGATGGTTAACTGTTTGGAATCAATAACTTCATGGCAGCGCTCTGTAACGCGTCTCGTGTCGTGTAATACTGGTTGCGGGAATACCGCAGAATTGAACAAAACATGTCGTACAGCGATCGCGAGTTCATGACTTCACGCGTGTACACGTCAATTGGATTTCGCGGATCAATGTCGGCGCCGACCATAGCCGCGTTTTTGCATATCTGCCGCGCATCATCCCGTGTAACTTTGAACCGCCCAAGGTAGTCGATCCAGTTCGCTGTGGCTGCGTCCAGCACGGTTTTTGAATCCGAGAAATTCAACGACGTAGCCATCAACCTATTGACGTTTTTGGCTACAACGCCCATGTCAATTTCTCGGGTTACCGTCTTGCTAATCATGATCGCCGCGCGGCCTAGCAGGTCGGCGCCGATGTGCCGCATATGAAAGCCCTTCCGGCGATGCTCGATTGCCGGCCCGAACTTGGTCATGATGCACAGCGCAGCCCGCATGGCGAAGCCGCTGTCTTCGCGATTCGAGAAATACCATCCACCGGCAAAGATGTGCCGCCGGTCGGTATAGATATCATTGCGCTTGCTATTTGTGTCGATGTAGTAAATGCGCAACTCGCGGCCGACCAACTCAGCCCGGTAAAACTCTGCCGCAGGTTGCTTGGCTTGAATCTCGTCAGCCACCATGTTGAAAAAGACAGCGTTGTCGAGCAGGCGGTGGTCAAGACCAAGGAAACCTTCGATTGTCTTGGAGTTGTGATCGACGAGCAGCGTACGCTCACGAAGCAGTTCAAAGCGTGACCGCAGCACAGCGTTGTAGATGCCCACGGCCGTGGCGATGTCGCCGTTGTCGAGGCTAACGCTGTATTTGCCGCGCGTCTCGCCGGCGAGTTCGTTGAACACGCTGTTCAGCCCGGCGGCGAGGGCGTTCGCCACGGCCGAAAACCCGATCGCGTTGAACCGGTAGTTGTTCTCGGCAATCCGGCCGTCGGCGGCCATGGACAACTGCGCCTCGTCGACAATCGGGATCGACTCGGTGTCGGCGCTGCGCTTGGCGAGGAAGTCGCGGCAATCGGCGAACTGCGCTGCGTTAAACGCCAGCGCGGGTACAGGCGCAAACACGCTGCGCGACTGCTGTGCCGACGGCCTAACCACGACGCGAGCCTCCTACTCTTCGAACCAGTCGCCGCCTATGCCCCCGAAGAAGGCCGCAGACGGCTCAACATGGATCACGCCGCCTTCCGGCGCGCCGAACGTCCAGCGTACGCATGGGACGTCGGTGGCTGGCCGTACGGGAAGGTCCATATTATGCGCCACGAAGAACTTTCTGACAACCGGAAAAACGAACACAAATGGGCGGTCTAGGCTGACTGCAAAACCATGCAGGGCTTTTGACAACGTGCGCATCAAGATGTTGTTTTTTGTAGATAACAAATCGCTAATCGTTAACTGATACAGCGACAGGCTGGCTTTATTTCCAGCGTCGTCGCGCCGATAACCGCAATAACCGATTCGCTTGCCGCACAGCGTCGCGGGGAACTGGGGGAACGCTGAGTTGAACCACGCGCAACTCATCTCGTGCGTCCCGGTCGCGTCTCGGCATAGGTTGACGAGCCGGCCCCAACTTCTGGGTTTGACGCCGCACTCGTTGAATACGCGGCGGACGATGCGGCTCTCGTACGATAACTGCCGCTGAAACCCATCGGTCTGCGCCCGCGAGTTTTCGTCAAACAAATTGTTAAAGAACTGATCGCGATCCATCACGCACGTTTATTTTTCTTGATGTGTTTTTTGATTGCCTTGACAGCCTTGGTCAACTCGAACAGCCGCTCGTCATCGTCGAATATCCCGTCACCTTTGGTTTCAGACTCGTAGACAGTTTCGCCGCCGCAGTCCGGAACATCGGCCCGGAAATAGCCATGCCGCAACCGCAGATAACCAACCTGATCATTATTTTTATCAAACACGTCGTACTGCTCCGGGCAGGCACTGCACGTGCAGACAAGCCGCAACCCGTCAATGTCGATGTCTGCCATGTTGTATCTCGTGGTTTGCCACAACTCCAGTTCAGCCCGTAGGCCCGCAATCACTTCGCGTAATTGACGAATTTCGGCGGCTGCTGCGCGAAGCAGTTCAGATCGGTCTAGTGCGCGACACTGAGTAACCGACGCCTCTAATTGCACTATGATGTCAATACCGCGGGAAGACATTTTGTCACTTTTTGCGTCGGCGGGTTGAGTTTATCTATTGAAAACAACCGAGTTAAACGTTTTTTATCGTAATCGGCGTACACCCCGTCGCGCCACCCGATTTCTTGATGTACCCAGCCAAGAATCTCGACCTGCCTAAACTCGCGTGGCCTCGGAAACGCGGCCCACACGATTAAGTCAGAAATAGAATTTTGATGATAGCGAATCGGCACGCCTTCGCTCACACGAATTCTTCGGACTTCAGTGTTGTTTCCAACGTCAGGATACATGTCGTATTTGTAGTGCTCTGACGCGTGCCAGACGTGGCCGTGCCAATACCTGTTTAAATATTTAGCAACAGCAAGTTCACTAATTGCTGCGGCGACACTCGCAGTTCGGTCGTCTTCTAACCGCGTCGGGTCTTGGTACCACGGCGCGTCTTCTCGTCCCCAGTTCGCCGTGTACCGCCGAATGCCTACGTCTGACGCGCGCTCATATTCCCATGTTTCTAAATCAATAACAATCACTGACGAATCCTTTCGTAAATAACGTCAGTCTACCTGCCCAAGCGGATCGAAATCTTCTGGGATGATGCTGTCGCCCGACATGCTGGCCGCAGCCATCAACTCGGGCACGTCTGTCATCTGCTGCGTCTTCAACTGCTCCATAACTTGAGCGCGATACTTTTTAGCCGGGTCACAAATAACGTACTCGTTGACGCCGAGCAATCCGTGGAGAACACCGAGCACCTTTTTGTTTTCTTCGAGCGCCACTGAGGCTTCAACTTCGGAGAGCGCACTCTGCTTCGAGATACCGAGAGCCGTGGAATAGACGAGCGGCGTGTCTGCATTTTTAGTGCCGTGTTTATACTCCAAGTCACAAACCTGTCGTACCAACGCTGGCAGTTTCGGATCAATGCCCGGCTGCGGCTTCTTGTCGGCCGCCTGCAAGTCCATGAGCAGGCGGATAGACGCCGTATGCCAGTCCCAGTAGTGATACTGCTGATTTCTGTAGTTTTCATTTCCTTCAGCGTCCTTTGCTGAAATGATGTCGTTGTACCACATAAGATTGACAACCAGTTTGCGGCCCGGCGCGCCAAGGTTGTTCTTGGTCGCGATAAGCCGTACTGCCTGTCCTTCGGCACGGCCAGCCACGATGTTGTTACGCGACGCCTTTTGCATGTCGATGATGAGCGTCGGATAGTAATCGAGGCTGGCGCCGCCCGGAGCGTACTTCTTCGGCGGACCGAAGCCCATGCTGTTGATTTCTTCTTTGAGATGATTTGTCGCAATAAGTGCGATTGGGTAGTGCCGAAGAGTGGGCACTAACGCCGTGCGCATAAAATCCGACAAGTTGCGCGCCAAATACGGATGGCCCGCGGCTGCATGACCCTCTTCCGCCACCTTTTCAACGCGACGATCTACCTCGACAGCAGAGATAGAGTCGACGCCGATACAAATAGGAATAACCCGGTCCGGGGCGTTGGCCGCGTCAATCTGCGAGTGAATAGCCTTGCAGAAACCCATGTACTTGCTCTGCCACTCTTCCACGCTGGCCGCAGTCGTGACCTTGGTGCGGGCGATGTGCTGCGGGTTATGCCCCAGCATGCCCGCCAGCATTGTCGGGCTGCCCTTGTTCTCGGTGTCGATAAGAATGGCACCGCCACCGTAAACGTGGAACCACCGCATGATTTCCAACAGCAACGCCGACTTGCCGGCGCTGAACTCGCCACGGAGTTGCGTAAACCGCGACAACGGAAAGATATTGGCTTGCAGCAAATAACGCGCGGCTAAAGTCGGCAACGGCAACCCGATGAGCGGGTCGTTGTCCTCGGCGTTCGCTTTGAGGACTTCGGTGATTACAGGGTGCTCGCCGTTAACGTCGAACACGCTGACATCATTATCTTCGTTCTTTTTCTTACGACCCATGTGTTCTTCCTATAGTTAAAATGCCCGGGCGGTAGCAACATTACTGCCGCCCGGGCTAATTGATCAGCGAATAATACGACTACGGCCGCGGCCTGCACCAGTACGCTTCGACTTTTCGGCAAGCAGGTATTGCCTCAAATCCACGGACATGATTCGCTGCATGTTCACTTTCGGCTCGTAATCCGGCTGTTCAAACCGGCCGAGCATGTAAGTGTCGAGTGCGCCCAGAATCTGCGCCACGCACTCAAGATGCTCCTCGCGAGCCGTGCCGCGGCGCTCGGCGAGCATCTTTTCAACAGCAAAAACGGGGTCCATCTTGCGGCCGCGCTTTACGCCGGCCTTTTTGCAAACTCGCTCGAAGAACGGGACTATTTTGTCGCCGTGCTTCATGTGTGCGAGCACGAACGCCGCAATCATCGGCGATTTAATAGTGCCGCAGCGGTACGCAAAATCGTCGAGCGCGGCCAGTTGTTCCTTGAACGCACTGATGTGGTCATACACGGTCGCCTTTGAGGTGGCAACGTGTGTTGTAGTGCTGGTTGCAGCATTGAATATTTCAAACGCGTAACCGAGCGGTGTGGCGATGCCGGTGCTGCTTTGAAACAAAGCAGAATTTGTCGGAACACGGTGGTGCTTGAGCGCGCCGTGTACGTTATCCGACGCGTTCTTTTTGGCCTCAAGACTATCATAATAGCGGAAGTGTTTTTCCGCTTCGGCATCGTTGCGAACGGGCACAATAAAGACCTGCACACGCCGCGGGATAAAGTCACTCAGACCGTTCTCCCAAACATGTGACCGGCCGTGGCCGTCTAATTTGCACCGGCGGCCGTCGGGATACTCGGCCATGTGGACACGAGCGTGCGAATCATTGAACGTACGCAAGTGATCGGTACGGCGGCGCGTCGCTCGATTTGATTTTTGAATTGGATTTGGCGGAACCTTGATCCAGTCCGCAGCCGACATGTAAACACTCTTAAGACCCGTGACGTCAATCATCTTGGGCTTAAGTTTTAAATTCTTCGCACTCTTGACCGTCTTGGTCGCAGAGGAGCGGGACTTGGCCATAACGCTGCAATCCTTTATGAAGGGGGGTAAGAACAACCGAATAACCGTCACGAGGCCGGGGCGAAAAGCGCGCGCTGCCCTCGGCCCCGTGACGGCAAAAGAAACTACTTCTTCAACTTGGCCGCTTTAGCGCGAGCACGCGCAAGAATGTCAGCGGGCTTCAACTTGTCACCCGCCGGCTCCTGCGCGGGAGCCTCGGCTGGGGCGCCAGAAAACAGATCACCGACACCGGCGGCCTCTTCTGGACTGATCTCGCCCGTGGGCGACTCAGCCTCCCACGGAGCCACAGGCGCCGCCGCCTTGGGCGCCGGCGGCGTCACGGGCTTCGGAGCCGCTGGGCGCTGCTGGAAAGCCTGTACGGCCTCGTCGTTCTCGTCGTCAATAAACTCGGACGCCGAAGCGGCCGGCGCAGAAGACGAAGAACTACGACCAAGCGTCCGCAAATACTGCGGATACTCACGCCACGCGAACTCAAGCGCCTCGCGCGGGAAAGCCCCGGCCAACTTTTCAGCCTGCTCTTCGTACGACAGCACGTTGAGCATCTGGTCCCACGACTGACCTTCCTCCGCAATACGATCCGCATACGGCTCCAGCGAAATCTGCTGGCCGTTATACGTGTCGTGCACAATCGCGAAGTGGGTGAAGGCGCTGCGCCGGTCAGGCGGCGGGTAGCCGACGATGTACTGCGAGTCCTTCGGGCCACGAGCGTACTTCGGGCAGAAGAACGTCTCGGGGCCGTCGGCGCCGATGCCCATCACTTTCTGCTCCTTGCTCTGATAAGCCTCGGGCAGGATGGTGAGCAACTTAGCCGAATCGAACGACAGCATATCGCCGGTCAGGTACTCGTTAGTATCCGGGTCACGAACCTTCAGAATCGAGAACAGCGACTGGAGCGCGCTGAACTTGAGGCCGATTACGCGAGCGTTCTTCTTCGGATCATCGAGGAATTGGCTCAACACAATCTGCCCGCGGTCGTCAGTGCCGACGATACTGGCCGAAACAAACAGAATCTTCTCAGGCTTGGTCAACGAGCCGATGTGCGACTTCATGACCTTCGGCTTCTGAAGCAGTTCGCTGTAGAGCCGGCCGATACCCGGGGTCTCCTTGTTCTTCCACGCGACGTTGTACAACAAGTTGTACGGATTCTCGCGCAGGTCCATTTCTGGCGACCCGTCCGTCAGAATTACGCACACGCCGGGATTACCGACCCAGTGCGCAACGGTCCGCAAACGGCACCAGTCACCGATAGCAACGTCGTCAGCGCCCTCTCGGAAGTTGACAAACTGGCGCTGGCCGTTGCCCTCTTCGTACATGGGCATCAGCCGCAGGCACAAGCCGTTGGCCATGAGTTCGTTACCCGCAGCGATTAGAACATTTTTGCCGTACGTGTACGGGCTGTTCTTGCGGGGACCGTTGTCAAGATTGTGCTGCCGGCGGAACTCGGGGTCGATGGCAGCAAGATTTTCAGAATCATAACGGGGCATTTTAAGCCTCTTTCTTTGTTGTGCTAGGTATCGTACCCAGCGTTGTTAATAAAGTACGGGATGCTGATTAGGCTCCCGCGTTGTTGCTTGCAGTGTAGCAGACCGCGCGGAAGAATCAAGCCCCCTATTTCTCGGCCAACCAGTGCAATCCGAGCGCCTTGGCTTCGTCATCGCTCAGTGTCTCGCCCCAGTGGACGAACACCTCGCGAGAAGACCCGAAGCGATACGGACCAGCATCAATCAAACCACCATCCAACCGTCGCGGATAAAACGGCACAGCATCGATCATGCATTTGGGCACCACCTCTTTGTACACCTGTTCAGCGTGCTCAATCGGCACAATTAACACAATGGCGTCGTGAATCTGCAACCCAATTCGGTAATCGATTTCTGGGTGCTCGTCGCGGTAACGCTGGAAATTAGACAAGGCAATAGACACGGCATCGGCCACGCCGCCTTGAATCGGGAAGTTCTGCGCTTGCCGCTCCTGCTCGCCTCTGATGGCGCGATCTTTTGACGGCACAAACCGCCGCATGCGCCCGTACGGTCCCATGAGCCAACCCGGGTCTTGCGATCGGGCGCGGCACTCAGCCAAGAAATGACGCGTGCGAGGATAGGACGCAAAATACGCCTCGATCATCGCTTGGCACTGATCGGCCGTAACATCGACGCCTTCTTCTTTACACTGTCGCGCAAGGGCTTCGGCGCCGCGACCGTAGGGAATACCGAAGTTCACGTTTTTGGCCGCGATACGTAAACCTTTCTTGCCGGCTTTCTCCAGCCCCTTCTTTGTCGGCTCAACGTCGCTAATGCCGAACGTTTTAATTGCCTGTTGGCTGTGGATGTCGTAATGGTCGGGGTGGCTTTCCGGCAGCAGGTTACGCCGCACGTGTTCGATCATGTCTGCGTCTTGACTCAACCACGCGAGGACCGCCAATTCCGCACCAGTGAGGTCTGTTTCAATCCCGACGTAGCCGGGCGGGACGCGCAATATTGAGCGAACCGGATGTTGGTATTGTTCGCCAAGAATTCGTTCGTAGTCGTTTTCTCGTCTGGAACTGAGGTTTTGCAGTGGGGGTCGCGAGGAAGACGCACGACCAGTTTCTTTAGTTTGGAAAAAGTGAGTACGGACCCGACCGTCGGCGTGAACGCAGCCGACAAGACCTTTTTCATACGAGTAATTACCGTTTTCATCGACTTCGTAGTCTCCGTCATCCGTGATAGAAGGCTTACGCAACACCGACTGCAAAACCTGACTGATAAACTTGTAGTCCCGGATTTTAGCCGCGGTGGGATTTATGTGCCCGAGAATGCCAAGGCTTTCCTTGTCGGTGCTGGGCGTAGCCGTATCAGGATTCACACCCCGCCAACTCATTTCGTTCCACAGAACCGGCCGCTTACCGGTTGTCTTAACTGGCCGCAGGTTCAGCAACTGCGCGCCTTCCGGGACGTTTGGCGGATTGGTATATCTATTTGAAAACGCTTCGCCAAATAAAGCGACCGACAACTGCGGCTGGCTCTTTGGGTTGAAATCCGGCCAGTTTAATTCTGCGCGAATCTCTGCCAACAGTCGTTCTTGAGTATTCATGAATAACGTTGTCAGTTCGTCGGCGCGTGTGCGGTCGATCACAAGCCCGGTCATTTCCATTTCCAGAAACGACAACGACGCCCGGTGCGCTGTCCAGTACGGCAACCAGCAATCGTGGCCGTGTTGGTCACGGGCGAGAGCGCCGTCTTTACCGTTAGTGCCGTAAAAATGCATCATGATTCGGCGCGTGACGTCAGCGTCGTATGCGCCGTAAGGATGCAGCACGTGGGCAGGGCAATCTCCGTAGCCCTCCATATCGCCGGCTTTTAACTTGTTCTCGGCGCGATAGCGTTTACGCCACTCGTTCAGTTCGTCCCAGTATGTAGGCGCACTGGTGAATCGCATGGAGCAGACGTCGAGGCCATATTTGGCGCACTCATTAACCGCGTGGTACATGAGGCTGGTGTCCCAGCCGCCGTGGGTTCGGTCGTCCGGGTCGGTGGCGGGAGCATACTCCGGGCGCACATCCACGCCAAAAGCAAACAGCCATGGCAAGTCAGCACGGAAAAAGTGACCGCCGACACGGACATGCCTTTCCGGCGTACTTTTGAGCAACCGGGCGAGTTGCAACCGTGCCGCCTCCAGATTAGGTTTAAAAGCATCTGCACCTCCTTGATGGCGCAGAACAATTGTGCGCGCCCACTTATCCTTATTTGATATCTGAACAGTACGAAGATACGCACTTTCTTCTGTCGGGTAGTCGCCGTGCCACTCGCAGTCGACGGCGATAATGTTGGCACTCGGGTCTGGATCGGCCAGCATTGCGTCCACGGTTTCACGCAGGGCGTCTTCCGTGTAGATGTCGGCGTGATCGACCTCTTCAACGATTGTCTCGCGGTTTTCGACCAAGTCTTTGAACCGCGCCAACTGCCCGCAAAAGTCTTCGTACACCTCGGGCTTGCGGAGAACGTAGCCCGGATGCATCACAGACATGACGCGAATTTCACGCTCGTGGCCGTCGGCGTCGTATGTCTTCAGCGGCGTCGCTCGGCCGGCAAGATCAGACACGCTGGCATTAGTATTTAAAACAGCCTTCGTGGCCTCGTTACCAAGACACAGAATATAGTCCGGTTTGACAAGCCTGATTTCCTGCGCTAGTAAAACCGCGCAGTTTTTAATCCACGCCGCAGGAACTGCGGTAGTGTCGGGCGTCGGAGAGCCGAACTTGCACGCGTGCGTAATGTACCACTCGCGGTAGTCTTGCGTATTGAACCCGCACTGCCGCAGCGCTTTGAACAGCGGTTCCATCACAGGGCCGGTGATCGCGCTGCGGTCGCTCAACTCGTTAATGCCCGGAATCTTGCCGACGATCATTACGCGCGCCGGCTTCGGGCCGTAGACGGGGTCGTCACCGGTGCCGTACTTCATCAAATGACCGGGCAGGAACTGCACAATCTCAGCGCCGCCCTTGAGCGTGATCGGCATCGAGAACGCCGGGTCATACAGCGCGGCTCGGTAAAGATGGACGAGTTTTTCGCCCACCGGTAGTTTCTTTTTGTTTTTGACGTTCACAACCGTGGGGTCGTCACCTAGTGCCACGGCGTGAGCAATAAAGTCGGCGCCTGCTGGAGGCATGCCGACAGAATCAAGCGCAACCATCGGAAACAGGTCGGCGGTTAGTTCCGCCCCTGTGTCGTCGTAAAGTGCGCTGGCATGCCTGTGATTTAAAGACACAGCGTGGGCCATTGTTCACTCTAAGAAAGACAAATCAGCCTTGACGTTTACTGCGGAAGCCGCAGCCGAAAGAATGTCACGCAAATCACCCCGCGAGTAGTCGGCCGGATCGCGTTCGTCCGGCAGCACTACGGGCACGACATGCAAATTGTGTTGACACAACTGCGTGACCACGTGCTCCAACTCCTTTTGGGCGTCGCAATCTAGCACAACGAAGACCGGCTTTCCAGCCCACGTCGTTGCAATCGTGTTTTCCTGCCAGTAGGACAAAGTTTTACCGAAGATAGACACCCCAGCCCGCCCAATCCGCCAGACGCTTGGAGCGCCCTCGACAATCACGGCAGTGCGTTCGCGGCAAGCGTTGTCGTAGTTATACAGTGCGCGGCTTTTGCGCCCCTGCGTGTAGTACTTGGGTTCCTGCTTGCTCGCTGGGTTGCGAGTTAAACGGCCCTGCCACGCCAGCAACTTCCCGTTAAAGAACGACGGAATATAGATTCGACCGTTCATGATTCGGTAGCGTGTCGTGGCGGCGGTGCAGACGCCGACCTGAAAAACATCTGACAGTTCATTGATATCAAATCCGCGGTCGGTTAAGTACTCGACTGCGGGGTGTTGCGCCGGCAAATCTTTCAGCGGAATGATTTCACCGGGAACATCAATCGTTTCCGGGGCTATCGACAAATCGCCGGAGCGAATCGCCATTTTGCGGTTCGCCCATTTGCCGGGGCCAAAAATCATGTCTTCTAATTGTTCCGCTCGGCCCGGGGTCGCTATGCAGCCGTTTTTGTAGCATGTCGCGAGAAACGTGTCAGTCCGTCTGCCGGTTCGCTGATCGTAATCTGCGCCGTACAGATGATTAATCCACAACTTGTTGCCGACATCGTTACAGAACGGGCAGTTCACGCAGTAGTATTCGCCCCACCAGTGCGCTTGGGTGATAATGCGCCCGGGACGGAGCGGGTCTGGAAACCGCTGGATATTCGCCGATGATCCGGCGTTTGCGATCTTCACTTCGCCAAACTTGTGTTCCAGCAGCGCATACAAGTTGGGGTTTAACGGATTTACTCTAGGCATTGACGAGTGTGTCATTGCCATAAAAACTCCTACAGCATGTCGCTTCCGAACGTATCAATGTTTGGCATCACGCGGCGGCGCTGAACATCGCCCGGCGCCACAACGACGTTGTTGTGTGACGTCGGAGCCGTGTCATCGCGACGCATGATCTTTTTGCCTAATTCATTGACGTAATATTCGTCGTCGACCGATCGTACATCGACAACGTTTTCATCTATCTGAACCAGCCCGTACGGTGACGCTGGCCGCCCGAAACGAATCTTCGACCAGTTGATCGTCGACACGCGCGATTCCGGATCGGGCCGGTTGAGGCAGATGCAGGCGTGCAAATTCTCGGCAAAGGCTTTTGAACCCTGCGCGTCAAAATGCGTCACGTGCCGATAAGGCGGGATGTTCTTGATGTCGCTACCCGCCAACTGATGCGCCAAGAAAATCGCGCACTGGAACGGGATAGCAACCGCAGTCTTCAACTCGTCGGGCAACATTTGCAACTGTCGCCAAATCTGTTCTTGGTACTTTGTCGCTGTGTTCTGCGCCATTTCACGATTGAGCATGATGCTGGCATAGTCGATGCACACCACGCCAATCTGCATCCCAGTCTGCGCGACGAGGTTTTCCAGCGTGGCCACGATTTCGTGGACGCCGCCGTTGCCGCGACCGCCGGTGTCCGGGTTTGCTGAAAAATCGAGAAACACAAAGTTTGAGTTGTACCACTGCTGCACCGCAGACCAACGGTCCCGCTCGCACAACAGGATTTCAGAATTTGCGTTAACTGGAATGTGCCGCTCGTACGGTTTCAATGTCTCGCGCGTCGACAGCCCAGCCCACACCTCTTCGGACGACTTGTTGATAAACGCCGCACGTTCGATGTGCGCCGCGGCAGAGTAGAACGTGTAGTTCAACTTTTGCGCGCCGTCCTCGTAGCAGATGTAAACCGCCAGTTTGTTCTGGTTGTTCGCCGCATACTGCTGGGCCATCCGAATTGCGACGGTGGTAAGCATGGTGGTCTTTCCGCCGGCATACGGGCCAAGCATGCCGATCACGTCGCCCTCGCGAAAGCCGCTTATAAAGTTATCAATCCACGCAATCGTGGTGGGTTCAAACTTGGGCGGCAAAACAAGTTCGTCGCCGAAATCGGGCATGACGGCGGAATTCACCGCCTCGTTGCCGAGAAATTTAATCGCCTGCGCTTGCGTGTTAAACTCTGACAACAACTGCTGGAACTCCAGCGGCGACGTGTTGTCGTTGCTCTGCCCGATCAACGTTCTGAGCCGTTGCTTCAAAAACCGAGCATTTAAAAACCGACGAATAATGTTTGTGACGTACGTTCGTTCGGCTCTGTGCTCCGCAGGTTCTAGTTCGCGGGCCGGCGGCGCAAAGGCAAAATCAATAAAACCTTCCGCTTCGGGGCTTTCACCAAAGAGGAAGTCCGCTTCGTTCGGCCCCATCGCAATCGTATGCAATTGCGACATCGATTCGATTTCGGACAAGAACATGTCCTTCGTCACGACTCCGTGCCGGTCGTGCAGGCTGACGTAGATCAGCATGAACAGGTGCAGACCCTGCTCGTCTGCCCCGTTGAATAGCGCTGGCGCAAAACTCACCCGTAACGCCGACTTAAGCAGGCTTGGAAACCGGATCAAACCCCGCACAAGTGCTTTGATTTCGGCGAACGTGAGGGCGATATCGTCAGTGGGTGTGTCGTTGAATCTTCCATAACTAGGCATACCGCCTCCAATGCTTCCGAATACCTGCGACAAACTTTTTTAGACTGGGCGGGACAAACCAATCGAGTTCCGGGTTGGCCTCAATGAACTTGTCGTATAGCGCTTGTTTCGTTTCGTACTCTATCGCAGCAGGCCAGATAAACTTGTTTACAGCCCGCTGGCACTGCAATTCAGCCGCAAAGGCGTGCCGCAAAAACGGCGGCGCATTTACGTGAGACTTGTCGCACAGTACGAGCAGCACCTGATCGTCTTCAGGCAGATTAAACGCCTCAGTGATTGCGTAACGAGTAGAAATAGACGCCTCAGCCGAAGCATATTGTTGTTGAACCTGCGTGTCAAAGGTTCGTAAATAATCGTTGTAAACATCAAACGAAATTGGACTGCTAAGAATTTCCGGCTTGTTGTTAATAACATTTTTGCCGGCTGCGATCCTCGCTGCGTGCAGTGACGGCGAGAAGTGCGCGGCAACCCAAATACCCGGGCTGGCGTCGTGACGCTTGATCAGCGGTACGATTTTGCTCCAAACCGATTTGTGGTTGGTGCCGTACCTGTCGCGCCCGCCGTCCCAGTGCGGCCGATCAATTGTGTGGGCGTCTGCGTCCCAGTCGATCGTGCCTTCGCAAAAATAGATAAACAAGTAGCGCACGTAAGCCGCTAGTTGTTTGTCGCTCAATTGCCGATACCACTCCGGATCAAGCGGTGGTCCGTTATCGGTCTTTTGTTCGCCAACTCCTTGCGGCATCATTCCAATCTTGCTCCCATCCCAACAGTTTGTAACTATCGCGGCGGCCGGTGCTCTTGCGATAGAACGTCGGGTCGAATGTGTCCATACAGTCGATAACTTCGCCGAACTCTTTCTTGACCCCGTCAGGTGATGTGTAAGTTCGACTTACGCGCCCCGGCCCCTGTACGTCCACGATGTCGCTGTCGCGGTCGTCGGCCCGTACAAGAACGTTTAACTGCTCAAAGTCAACGCCGGTCGACCACACGTCGGTGGCGATGACGCGTCGCAAAGCGCCGCTTTCAAACGCAGATCGCATATCGTGCTTTTGTACGTCTGTAAGCGGTTTATAGTCTTGCGGCAAAAGTTTAAGCCGCTTGTACGCTGTGCAATCGTACGGCGCCATCTGCGAATACATGAGTGTGAATTCGGGCAGAAGCGAACCAAGATGCACCGCATGTTCAATGGTCTCAACCAGAATGAGAATCTGGTAGTCTTCGGGGTATTCGCGCACAGCGTCGGCGATAAGGCTGTTGCGGGCGTGATTCGTCCAGATGCCGTAGCGCTTGCGCGCGACGCGGTGCTTGTACCTCTCCGCGGGGTTGTGTGTCAAGCGGATTGGCAGCCAGCGCACTTTGACCGGCACCACGAGGCCCAGTTCGACCGCTTGCTGGTACGGGAGGTCGAAGATCATCGGCCCGAACAGCGGCTCCAAAATCGCGTGAGCGTTGTCCATGCGCGCATACGGCGTGGCAGACATGCCGAAGTTGCGGCTGTTTCTATACCGCGCCGCCAACGCCGTCGAAAAGTTAATTGTGGCAAGTTGGTGAACTTCATCGGCAAACATGAAGTCTGCTTCGCCGTCAGCGTGTTGCAGGCTTCCAGCCGTAATGACGGTGACTCGCTCGCGCTGTTTCCACCCGTCACCGATCATGCCCACCTTCGGTACAAACCGCCGGAGGCTGCGCACGATACGCTCCGCCACGTCGACGGACTTGGTGACTACGTCGATGCGGGCGTCTGGAAACAATTGCGAGGCGGCGCCAATCAGGGTCGTCTTGCCGAAGCCCGTCACGGCTTTGATGATGCCGCACGGAACACGCGAAATTAGTCGCAGGCATTCTTCCTGTCGAGCGCGGAACTCGATCTTGCCGGACAGGTTCTCCCACCGCGGCACATAACAATCGGGGCGTTTGCGTTGCGGAGACGAATCGATAATGGTCAGCGCGCAGCCCAGTTTCTTGAGCCTGTTAACCATGCGCGCCATGTAGCCGCTGAGCAGCACAACATGACCGTTTTCAACGCGATACAGTTTGTACTCGCGCGTTTGAAAGAAAATCCGCTGCCCAGTAATCGGATTCTTGCGAGACTGCCCATGAAGTTGTTCGACGTGCTCGTAGCGGAGGTCTTTCGTCAGCCGAGTGGTCAGTTCTGGATTCAGGGCAGTTCCGCCGGCGCCCGTAATCTTGAGCACGTTTCCGGTGCGGTTAATAACCACCGGATATCCAGCGAAATTCATGTTAGTCGCTTCCCGGGCCTGCGACTGGTTCGATTGATATGACTTCAAATGTCCCATATTTATCTTGTGCGTTGTTAAATGGCGAAAATCCTCTGTACTTGCCGATGAGTGTGAGCAAGTGGTTGAAGTCCGCCAATGATATCTCATCGGGGAGCACGGCGGAAACGACTACCGTGTCCCCCGGGCGAAACGCCTCATGCAGCGCGTAGTGACTGCGCATACCGTCGTTGTTTTGATTCGGTGTCAGGATCGTTCGACGCCAGTCATTGCGCGGCTCGCCGACAATCACAGGACACCAATCAATCTTTTTGACCTCCGAATGGTGACGATTAGCGATCTTCGCCGCGTGACGCATGCAGGCCAACCACGCTGACGACATGAACATTACGCGGTCACTCGGGTCGCGCTCGAAGCAGAATATGACCTGTCCGTGCCGCCGCTTTTTAGCCGCACCAAGGCATACGCGATTGAAGCGAATTGTGACCGTAATTTCTTGCATGCTATTTCTTTGGCGGATTCATGTGGTATTCGTACGACCCACATTCCGCCGGCGTCTTGAAAAACAGGTTTGGCGCAAACAGCCCGTCGCGCGCACCCTTGCGGTTTTCCAGCCCTGACAGCCAGTTGTCGTTGACGTAACGAATAAACGCTTGTGATGCCCGTAAGTCGCCCTTTGGGCCACTTCCCGCCGCCTGATGAATGCGATACAAAAAGTTAGCCGGGTTTTTTAAATCGACGCGCCCTACCGGCTGCGTCTTCCAACTATTCAAAACAGAAGCGCAACGAAACTCGCGCGCCTTGGTCAGCAGTTTTTTGCTATTTGAAACTTTTTGCTGGATTGCCGGCGTAAGGCCGAGAAACAGTTCAAGTTTCTTGATACGTTCCGGCCGGCGGCGATCGATATACCACCGCGGGTCGACAATGTAGATGAGCATCTTGGCCGCGGACGCCGGATCAAGCGTAGGGATAAAACCTAGCGCTTTGTGCGCGGGATGCATCTGGAAATACTGCTGGACGGATTCGTCGTAGTCGTAATTCGTGCGCAGCATCCGCGCAAGCATCGCGTACGCCGGGTAGTCGTGCATTGTTAATTGATGCCAACCGCCGCACGCGGGGGCTACAGTAGCCGTCCGCATGCGTTGCAAGACCAGTTCCGGACTGCTCAGTTCATACTGGCTGTCCAGAATGTTCGGTCCGGCAATTTCAACCGACCGGACTTCGCCCCTGTATCGGCGATGGTAGAGCGCACAAATTAGTTCTGCATTTTGTTTAACGCCCAGCACGCGGAACGTCAGTCCAATTCCAGAAACAATAGGCGACAACAAAAAACTGTCGGCTATCTGTTCTGAGTTTTTTACAGAACTAATACCGCGGGCGTACCAGACTTTGCCGTCATCCGCAGTGTGAAGTTTAATAATATTTTCATCCTGCGGTACGAACATTGCGCAACTCCGGCGGTTCCAACTCGATAGTTGATTCAAACAAATGCGACAGGCTTGAAGCGTGGGTTACAAGTAGACATTGTAACCCTTTTGCTGTCGAGAGGTCTCTTAACTTTTCGAGCACGGGCGCTAACGCTTGGATGCGCGGTTGATCCAACGACGCAGTCGGCTCATCCAAAGCGAGTAGACCGATCTCTTCTGCAAACATCGCGTTGACGGCGACTCGAAACGCAAGTGCCAAGACTGTCTTTTGTCCAATGGACAATCGTTGCGCGGGTTGTCGTCGACCATCGTAAAACTCGGCGATAAAGTTTGGGGCACCATCTCCGGCCACTCTTACCTGAAAGTTTACACTGAATATCTGCAACAATTCATTAATAGCCGTTTCCAGCCGCTGCAAATTTCGCTGGGCAACAATCCGGGGCGCATTTTTCAAGGCCTCCCGGGCTTGCTCAGCCAAAGTCGACCACTTACGCAGTTTAACAGCGTCACTTTCTTGCTTAACTGCCGCTTCGTATTGCTCCTGTAGCCGCCGGTGGTCTGCGGTCAATTCAATCTTTTGCCGTTCGAGAACCTGCCTGTTTGAGCACTGCGTCCGCAGTTCGGTCAGCCGCGCCGTCGCCAAGTGGGCGTCGGCTTCGGTTGTCGTGATGGCTTTGATATCTTCAGCCAACTTTTCCATGCGCTCACGAACAGCGGTTACCGCGCCGTTCAGTTTGGCGATGTGCTCGCGAGTCTTTTGCATCAGCGGCGCCAACTCATTCTGGGCCGCTTCAAAATCCTCGTAGTCAGAGACCGCCTGCTGAAGTTCCTCTTCGGTAGATTCCGGCGGCTTGACAATTGTCAGGTCGCGCTCGGAGTCGTCGAGATGGCGTTCGCGGGCAGTCAATTTCTCGTTTAACGTTTCCCACTGGCTGCGGAGTTTTTCTGCCGCGGCGGCGTTTGCCACCGCAGTTTGAAGTTCAGATAACTGTTCACGCAATTTAGGAATTTGCGCCTGTTGCTCACTAACCTGCGACGCTAATTGGGATGAGGGGGTGTGGCAAGTGGGACACTCGACCACGCCGGCCTCAGTAAACATGGCAACGAACCGTTCGGCGTCTTTGATTTGACGTTGCACTGCCTCCACATTCCGCTGCCAATCGGCAGCCGACTGGCCACTTGGGGTTGGCGGTTCTGGATTCCTAGCGCGCTCTTCAGCAATCTCGTCGCGCTGCGATTGAATCTTGGTCTTAACCTTTGCAATGTTCTTGTAGTTTTCCCAATGACCTAGCGCAATCTTGGCTTCACGATGATTGGCTTCTTTACCGTTGATAGCCGCCGAGAATGCGTCTAGGTCTTTTTCGTACTGTCGACAGGTTTCTTCCGACTCTTCAATTTCACGCTCGTACTCAGTTGCTTGCTGGGTTAGCCGTTGCAGTTCTGCGCCTGCTTTTTCTCGGGCTTCCCATTGCTGGATAAGTTTCTGATCACGCTCCTGTACCTGTAGAAAGGCATCGAGTGACGGCAGTTTTTTGATCTGGTCCGTCAGGTCGTCGATTTGTTTGGTGATCTCCGCTTGTTCCAGAAGTATTTGCGAACTGGACTTTACGATTTCAGGCACGTTGAGTTTCAGCAGCCCTTTGCCAATTACGTCTTGGCACTTGTCGGCTTTTGACGTATTGAACAGCCGCTGAAAAAACTTGTCCGTGTCCGTCTGGTTGTCGTCAATAAATGAGAATATTTCGGTCTGGGAGACGATGATAAACCGGCTGATGAACTTGGCGTCCACACCCAGCAGTTTTTCGACCCCAGCCGTTACCGCCTTATCCCCGCGCGCAACTTCCTTGCCGTCAACAGTCAAAATAGACTGCTCTTTCTCCGGCAGCAGGTATCGCGTCACGACGGCAATGTGGCCGTTGTGCTCGAACTCAAGGGTCGCGTAGGACGGCTCACCTTCCTTGGCGTACTGGCTGATGTTGTCAGCCTTCACGCCGAAGTTGGGATTCTCGCCCGTAAGGAGCCAGCGGATGGCACCGAAAAGACTGCTTTTGCCAGAACCGTTTTCACCAAGAATGGCAACGAGGCCGCGTGTAAATTCACACGTCCGCTGTCGATGGTGAACCCAGTTCCTCACTTCCAGTTTCAGAAGTTGCATTGGGTTCCTCGTTCATGAACTTAGAAAACTGCGCTTCCAATTCCTTTGCCGGGTCGTCCGCCGTCAAAAGAGCAGAAGCCAATTTGTATGACTCGTTATCGTCGCCGATTAAATCGGACAACGCGGACAATAGATCGTTCTTAACCGAATCGCGGTTTTGGGATTGCCGCGGAGCCATCTTGTCGGTCAGCGCCTCGCAAAACAAGTGCGCCGAATCAGACACCACGGTTGTGATGCGCAAAAAAGCATCAGGGAGCCGTTTGTCAAACTTAACTCGAACAAGCGGCTTGTGGATATCATGGTGGTGCCCGGCGGACTTACTGTCTGAGATCAACTTTTCAATCTCTCGCGCCAGTCTGCCCGCGCACAATTCGTCAAGCAACTCAACGTCTTTTACGACGTAACTCAACGTGCCGCGAGTTTTCAGCGGCTTGTCTTCAAAAATAATCTCGCCGTTGTGCGCGGAGATAACAAAGAAAAACTTCGCCGGCTGCTCGCCCATATCTTGCATAGCCGTCGAGCCGGGCGAAAGCATCTTGATTGACTTGCCCTGCGCGTTGACACCTTCAGCCACTTTGGTCACGTGAAAGTCGCCCGCAAGCACGGTCTGCACATGATGCACATCGGTCAGTTCGCATTCCGTGCGGCCGATCTCGCCCATGAAGTCTTTCCAGACCTGATGGGTCACCAAGATATCTGTATCCTCGGGTACGGCTTGAAACGCCGCCTGAATCTCGCCGCGAGGAAGCCAGTCGAGTCCCCGCACGCTAATGCTGGTAGCGCCAAAATCGGCGCTAATGTTGTGCAAGTGAATCGGCCACGGGTGGATGCTCAGCCACGGCGCGTTGCGATCGTATTCGTGATTGCCCTGAATGTAGTACACGTTCAGTTGCGCCGCCTGCATGCGCGATAGCCCCTCGCACAACTTGGCGATAGGGCGGGCAAGGTTTTGTTTCTTCTCTAGTACGTCGCCGCCAAGAATCAGCGGCAACCGGTGCGCAATGCAGTAGTCAATAATCTGCGCAAAACTGTAATAGGCATCGCCGTAAATGCCCGGCTTGGTTGACCAAGCCCCGTCCTCCAGATGGAGGTCGGCGCTAAACACAAAAAGCGGCTCCACGCAAAAACCTCCTATTCATCATTGTCTGGTTTAAAAAACATGTCGAACTGCGACATGCCATTATCATCGTCATCGTCGTCAAAATACTGGGCGTCTTCATCATAATTATTTTCGGGCGGCCAGAGTTTTTTGGTCGGACCGAACGGACCTTCGTGCCAGTTCTTGTGGTATTTCTCAAACGGGAAAAACTTCAGCAGCGTGTTGAAAAAGTTTGACACCAAGTCCGGCAGAGAATGTAAATCGTTTTTGGGCGTGTTCTTGTACAGCGCCAGCGTCTTTTTCCACTCTGTCGGTTTTCCGCTAAACCAGCCGTCGTCAGTCTTGATTTTTTTACTGGTTTCCGGCCCCTCCTCGACTGTCACCAGTTTGAAGAACGACAACGAAAACATGTCGGCTAACTCGTCCATCGTAGGACCAGTCGCGACTTTGATTTTTCGAATCTTGTCTTTTTTCTGAACCCGACTGAGCGCGCTATCGAAATCCTGATGCATCCCCTCCAGCGCCAAAGCCATTTTTGTTGCGTCAATAAAACTTTTCACACCCAAACCGTTCGGGTGCATCAAGTCCAGCACCGACCGCAGCAAATAGTATTCGCGGCGAAGTGTGGTGACGTACAGCCGGATGAATTGCATCTCCGACGGCGTCATAGCCGAAAATTGCATGCCGCACCGCGCACTACAGGGCTGGGCCGACGATCGAAACCTCGGGGATCGCTACCGTGTTTAAGATAGCATTAAATCCGTGTTCCGCCCAGTCGAATTTGTAGTGTGGGTTTTTTCTGTTTACACACTCCACTATCGTGAAATGAATTAACGGCCGGTCGCCGATACGCACCAGAACTTTGTCGCCGACACGGTACTTTCCGTCAAACATGTCGGCCTCCGTGCCGCAACCAGCAGGTTATCTATTTTTCTGCTTCCAAACTCTAAGCCGACGCTTCATCGACTCGGCGCTGTTGACAACCTCGTTCAGCACAGCAAGCAACTGGTCTGCCTGCTGGTCTGGCGAATACGTCTCCTCGTCGCTGGCCATGTCGTGCAAAACGTCATCCAGCAATTCGTAAAGAATCCGGTATTCCGACTCGCCAATAATGTCGGGATCAATAAATATCTCACTGAGGTGCGGCATAGTGTTCATGTTTCTTTTACAAAAATACCCTCGGGTGTCAGCGTGCCTTTACGATCTTTAATCGTGTCGTACGCGTAAGTAAGACATTCCGTCAAATCGGTCCCGTACAGTTCGCAATACAAGATCAGCGTCACAAGCACATCACCAATGCCGTCAATAATGCCGTCGTCGTCGCGTTTGAGCGTGGCGTCCGCCAGTTCGCCCAACTCGGACATTGTCTTCATGAGTTGCGCGGTCGTATTGCTGTTCGAAATAATTTGACGGTCTCGCGCCCACTGCAAAACTTTCTCTTCCAGTTCTTGAAACGTCATTTATCCTCCAATGAAATAATTCCGTGCTCTGGCGGATTGTCCGTATCTAATATCGCGTTGCGTACGCTGATGTGCTGCGCAATCTCTGCACGTTGAGTTCGTACCTCGCGGCGAAGAGATTCAATGTGCGCTGCGGCTTCTAACGCTAATTGCGCTCCGTCAGCACGCGGCCGGCCGGCAGCCCACAGCGTCAATCGGTGCACAATGTCGGCGCTCATTTCTCGTCTTCCATTGACACCAACTGCCCGTCGGCGTTTTCGACCAGCCCGGTGCGAATTACGATCTCGCCGTCGTCTTCCTGCTCAATCTCAAACCATACAGGCATAAAGTTATTTAGTGACTTGCGCAAATCGTCAAGCGTCATGTGCATGTTGGCCATAAATTACTCCGTAACTCATACGTCAGCCTCCGAATGCCCGACTAGGATTCGAACCTAGACAAAGGGAACCAAAATCCCTTGTGCTACCGTTACACCATCGGGCAACTGCGCTTGCATCCCTGCGTTGACGACTTCCGACACACGCTCGAAAGGAGTCCTCTTTGTTTAAACGTTGTCGGCTTCGGCGTTACAAACCCACGGCCGACTAGGGTGTTGGACCGCCGTCGATTAGAGCGGCTTTCAACGCCTTGCGACGTCGCGACGCTGGGCACCAACCTGCCCTGCTATTTTTGTCTCGCTACGGCTGTCACGAATCTCTTAGCCAACTCGATTGTCGTTAAATTGTCTACCTCCGCGTTGTGCAACTGTCCGCCCATGTGCGGCGCATACAAATCACGCAACCGCGTCAGCGAATAACCGCCGGAGTGTTTTCCCGCCGCGTTCAAAAACCGCGCAATTGCCGCGGTGTCAAACGCCGGGTACGTAAAGTACATGTCCCACGTGCTGTTGTCGAGTAAATAAGCCCGCAAGAAACTGACGTCAAACGCGACGTTGTGTCCGGCCGGAATTAACCGCGCCTTGCCAGACTTGCGAATCATCGCCTCGATGTACGAGCAGAGTTGATTGCTGGCCTCTTGCGCGGGGATCGCCGTGGCGTCGTGTTCAGCGATGTTGATTTTGTTCACGGAGAGCGCGCCTGCTGTAAGCGCATACTCTTCGTGCTTGATCTTCAAATAAAGCCCGTGTTCGCCGTTATCGCGGGGAATGATATTAAAATCTGGATCGACGCAAATCGCAGACACAGTAAGCAAACTGTGCTGCGGCGTCAGACCGCCTGTTTCCGTGTCGACGAACAGGTACATTAGTTGAAGTGCTCTTCGGTTTCTTCGGGGTTGCCCTCAAACCCCACAAACTCACCACCTTCTTCGTTGAAGATGATGCCGGGCGTTGTCTGCGCCGGGATGTCTTCCGCGGCAGCGTGGGCGGCACGAAGCAGCAACGCGTATATCTCGTCACCATGCTCCTTGCCGAACCTCATGCATAAAAGCCCACGTACAGACAGATAAGCCTCGTACGGCTCAAAACCGTCGGCTGTCGGTTCGTAGTCATCAAAATCAGCAAAATCTGCGTTTGTCATAACCACTCAAAAAATAACGGTGAGTGAAATCAATCGGTCTTTCAACGGGAACAAATACACTCCGCGCAAAGAGTAGAGGCGCGGAGTTTCGTGGCGCATGAGCACGATGTCTTCACCCGTCTCGGTTTCCCGAACAAGGCGTGCAGTGCTGTATGGGCCGAGAGTATCTTGGTTGGCGTCTAACACAACAAGAAGATCAGTCTCGGGAATCGGAAACCGAACTGTCGCCCCTACGGGACCAGTTGCGCCGGTGACGCCGATCCTAACAGATTCTCGACCCATGTCAAACACGTGTTCAAGTGCCGCGATGTCTTCAACATCAGCAACCGCTTGCACGATTGGCTTGAGCGGTTTGCCTAAGTTACCAGCCGCAATGTATTCAAACTGCGGCTTTGAAATCACAGCGTAAATATCCAGTTGCTGTGCAACTACGCACAACGCAAGAAACAACGCCGTCGGAATATCTGGGCACAGTACTTCTGTTTTTACAATGCGCAGATGTTCGTAGTCTTTGGGCACACAAACAAACTCGCCGCTTTCGAGCAGCACGAAATACCGGTTCGTGCCGTTGTCAAAAGCCAGCCCGCGAATTTCTGGCCCGCGCTGCGAGTTGCCAAGTGTCGCCGAAAAGTACACCAACTTTGCGTCTAACTTAGAAAGCACGTCGTCGGTAATATTTTCCGGTTCAAATACTCGCTTCACGAGCCAGTGGTTAAAAAGTTCCGGGGGCGCCGCCGGTTTCTTAGCCGGGGCAGCATCCTCGGCTAGTTCGTCCGCAAGGCTCTGTACCAGTTCTTGCAGCGTTTCTTCGGTCAGCGGCTTCTCGCGCCCCATCAGGCCGATAAACGCCAACAGACTTGCCAGCAAGATTTCCGGGACCATTTCAGCCGGCACGCCGCTCTTGGTCACGATGGCTTTGTACTTTTCAGATAACAAAGCCTTGGTAATAGAAAAGGGAATTCGACTCCATTCGATCTCGGGCAGGCTCGCCAATAACTCGGCGATTGCAAACCCGGTGTTGCAGGACTTCGAGTGCCGAAGAAGTTCTACAAGGCCGGCCGTCAGAAATAACTTGTCCGCCGGCGGATGGCCAGAGATGTTCTCTAGAAAACTGTTAAACGGTTCTGTCAGGTGATTGTCGCTCATTGGTAATTTTGCCCGCGTACACGTCGTTGCATGTTTGAAATAACTGACTGAACGTCGTTATTGTTGGTTGGTCTAAAAAGATGACGTGACCGCCGCGGATTTGAATCTCTGTTTGAAGGGTGTCGTCCGGCTTTGAAAACAGAACGAATGTGAATCCAGTCTGGTGCGGCTCGACCATCCGAAGCGTTTCAAGGCGCTCCAAAAACAGTCGCACTCCGCGCTGACACTCGCCGGCGACGATCATCACGCCGCCGGGAGTGCCAAAAAAGTTTCGAAGTTGTTCGGTGTAGGCGAATAGGTCTACGTATGCCGCGGCGCCAACAGCGGCGCCAATCTCAGCGCCACGAATGTTAGGCGCGGTGTGCCGGCCGATCTCGCCAATCTCGGCGGCTACAAGGGCTGGCAGCCCCAAATCAAGTACGCCGGCTAGCAGACTCTTCTGCCTGTCAGCGTCAGCGGCAAAGCCAACGAGGCCAATCGCCTCTCCGTAGCCCATTCCGCGCTCGGCAGCAAAGCGAGCAACGGAATTGATATCAATAGGCGGCTGCGGGTGCGCAGCGTAGACGTCGTGCGACGCCGCGGTCAGCGTAGCGATTAGAAAGTCTACGTATTGCGCCTGAAAAAACGGCAGCAGTATTTGCGCCAGCGGGACGCCGGTTGATTCGTTACCTAAAAAAAAACCAACTGGTTTTTTGTTTGCATGCGCCAAATACACAACCCTAGCAGCGTCTTCGTAGGGTTTTACATCTTGGATGGCGGGTTCTGTAAACGATACGCGCTCCGGCGGAAAAAACTCAGTGCCGGGATTGTGTGTGACAGCGTCAAACAAACAGAGGTTGCTGCGCATCTGCGGCGGCAATGACAGCCGGTCTGGTTCGCCAGCAGGAAGTTCCATAATGTTGCCGACGCCGCACAGCAACCACTCCGCGCGGATACCGATCTTGGTCACGATCTGCGCGGCCATGTTGATCGACAGCCGCGAATGGCCGTAGAGCACGCGGTACATGTGGCGGTAGCAGACACCAGCCGCTGCGGCCATCGCGTGTGAATCACCGTGGAACAACGCGTTGCATGCATATGCAAGTCGGGCTTTGACGGCAGGATACTCGTGCCAAACCTGCCTCTTGTTCTGCCCGTACTTTTCCATGGCGGCTTTATCGCGCCGCACACGGTTTTTACGCCCGCTTTTGTTGACCATTGTTTTCCTGTCGCTCTTGATCTTGCTGCCGCATCTTCTTGAGCAACCCGCTCCCCGCGCTTCTAAACTTGCCGTAGCCGCCAATCATGCGCTGCTTGGCCGTAGCGTTCAATGCCGCCGCGGTCAGGTCAATGTCTTCAGTCAACAGTTCTGACGGATAGCGCAAAAACGACAGCATTAACGTGTCGAGTTTATTTTCTGTCTCGTCCAGCCATCGCTCCTGCCAGTTCTTACCGCCAGACAACAACAACCGTTTGTGCTTCAAGATTTTTGTGCCACGGAAATTGATGCGCTCAACGGGTGACTTTTGCTCGGGCAGCGAAACAAACAGTTGCCGAAACTGGAGCCGCCAACCGCCGTCGACCGGGATAGGCACAAGCCGCCAGTACGCAGCAACTGTGTTGCGATGTATACGCAATTGCCGACTACGTTGTTGGATCAGCCGTTTGTATCTCTGCGTTTCACGCTGGATGATGAGCAGCGCTTCGGCCGCGTCGTCGGCACTGGCGTGGTTTGTCGAAGATATACGCGGCGCCGGAACAAACTGCTCGGTGATGTACGGTGTCACGTAAATGCGTCCTGCGGCTCCTTGCCGAAGAAACGCGTTAATCACCAGCCGCATCTGCTGGTACTGCCGCATGGCGACTGCGCACCAACACGACGGGCAGAAGTTCGAGTGCCCGCACGATTTAAACTTGCGGACGTTCTGCAACGCCGGCGGATATATCATCACCGTTGGGCAACAACTGGCGCACAGTTCAAACGCGCCAATAGCCCGCTGGGCGTCAAAGTAATGTTGATTTGGAATAATGCCGCGAACGAGAAAGTACTTATCGTACTTGGCCAGTTCGTAAGCACGCGTTAAAAACTGCACGCGGCGAAAGTTAACACACGCCCGCATCGTTGGCAGGCTGTGGTCGCCGTCAGGCAAATCGTACGTGGCGGCGATGGCGGCAAGACACGGATTGCGGGACCGATAGCCGACAATAGGCAACGACCACCGCACAGCCTTTTGATAGGCGCTGTCGAAAACATCGAGTCCGACGGACATCACGCATTCTCCGGCGCATCCGGAGGAGGCGTTTCAACCGGGGCGACCTCGGCCTCGGCAGCCAGCGACGCCTTGATGTGCTCCATGCGATCGCGAATAAGAGTCGCCGCAGCGTCAGCGCTTTCAACTTCAACAAACGGAAGTTTCTCTTGCAGATGCTTCCATTTTGTCTCGCCTACGCCGGCTACGTTAATCTCCCCGACTTTCGCCGCGGCAAACTCGTCTAACGTGGCGATTGCAATCGCATCGGCGCGATTCTGGAATACGATGATTTGGTTTTCTTTAGTCGAGAAGAAACTGGTGCCCTTCTCGTCCGTGATGACATAGCGCACCGGAACTTCACCGGTGTCAATGTAGTGCGTTTTCTTGCCCGGCGCGTCCGGTTGCTGTACGGCGTTAGGTGAGCAGCAGTACTTGTACTTCGTGCCGCTGCCGCAAATACAGCGGTCATTACGACGGGTTCCAATCCCGCGCTTGAGCATGTGAGCCTCCGTGCTTTGGCGAAGAGCATAGCCTACCGAGTAGACCAAAAAGGTCAAGTCAGGTATTTCCCGAGAAAAACGGGGGTAATCTGAAAAATGACGCAGATTTTTTTTTGACGCAAGTCCTTGTCTTATCGCGGGTTACGGCAAAAAAATCTTCAAAAATGTTCGTTTTGACCGAACTACTTCCTACTTCGTAGGAAAGAGACTCCCGTCTGGGGAAGAGGCAGAAGGCGATTCAGATGCCTTCGTGATTCGTTTGATCGCATTCAGGGATTCTTCAACCTGAAGCGTCAAACCTAGTAACCCGTACTTCAGTCCGGTCAAAACGCTTTCAACCTGCTCTAGGTCTGATTTTGATATCATTCCCGACTTTCTAGCGGTCACGTTGCGCCTGCTGGTTCTTCTTCGTGATCAGGTAATTCTACTTCTGGCAACACGTCGAAAATCGAAGAGTCCATGTCCAGAATAATCTGCGTCATGTCGGGCACTGTATTTCTAGGTACCGCGATAATGCAACGGACATGAGGGTCACACGGAACACCAGCCTTGTGCTCGTGCATCATCGTAAACATGATGGGGAAATATTTGTCGTCAGGGAGCGCGTCAATCAAAGACTCAGGCAACGTCCGATTGTATTTCAAGACGTTGTGCGAAATATGATTGATGAGTTTCAGGTAGTGCTTGTCGAGGTATTTAACTTTGCGGGGCATTAGCGTTGTCTGGCCTTCTGGGCTTCGTGAAACTTGAGAACAGCATCGGCCGCTTGTTGCGCTTCGGAAGAGTTGTAGCCTTCCTGCTTAAAGCGCTCAGTTGCGTACCGGTGCTCAAACGATCCGCGATCAACGGATGGCGAAGTCGTGGTGCTGCTAGTCGAAGGGCCGCCGGTGATGGCGTTTATAATTGCTGTAATCCCGACGATAATCAGCACGAAAAACCAAATACCGCTGTTTCCGCTGTTGTTTTGGCTCATACTTATTCCTTTACATTTCTGAGAAAATACCGGTTTGAGAACTGTACGCGTATTGCCTAATTTCTACGCGGTGCGATTTGTAAAACGATAGTCTTTCGTTTTCTGCTTCAGTGCGTCGGGCGCGCACTTCTGCTGCCCGTTCTGCAATCTCTTCGGGCGTGGGGTCGACGATCTTGGTATTCGGCGACCGTCTTGGAACGTGCGTGCGCCGCGGTAATTTGTTTCGCCGAGCGAATTCTTGCAGCGCGGCGTGTGTTACTTTTAACTTTTTGGCTATTTCTTCTGTCGGCAACTCTCCGTGCCACCACCGTAACACATCTAGTAGCACAATTTTATTAGTACGTTTTTTCGGCGAATCCGTGCCCGGAACGTTCATAAATCCTCAAAACGGCCAAAGAGGTGACCGAACAAAATAATCACCGCTATCAGCAACATTACGCCCAGCGTGTTTACTGGGCCGTTTGTTACGTTAACGGCGCTTGCCAGAAATGGCGACATGGCGGGCAAGAATAACGCCGCGCGCCAAAAACCACAAGGGGTTAGTCGTCGAACCTGACGCGCCCGTTTTGGCCGACAACGCGCTTGTGGAGATAGTCCGGCAGGTCAGGATCGATTAGTCCGGCGAGCACGGAGAGCGCGTTGAACGCCGTCTCGTTGATGCCGTGTTCGTCTTCCAGTAATGCGTTTGCCAAAATCTTGAACAGTATGGCAAGTGGATTGCGGTCAATTGCCAGTTTTCTTTTGGGCATTGTCGTTTTCGCTTTCCATTACGACATCCCAGCCAATGTGCGCAAAATTTTGCTTGGTAGCCAAAAAGTCGCCGTTGTCTACGAAACCAAGACTGGTGCAAACCAGCCGCTTGTTCGTGTGGTCAATGCGAAACGTGGTTCCTGAGCGAGGAATACCCCATACGCCGCCGTCTTTGATCGTGCGGACAAGATTCTCGCACCACGCAATTACGGCTGGCGACGGCGTGTCATCTGGATTGATGTTGAGTTCGTTGAATGCGACCATTAGATAGGCTGGAGTTGGCGCCGGTTGAAATGGGTTTCGCGGGCCTGATTCGCCTGCGAGTTAGATAACTTATCAGCGACCGCTTGGGGGTCGCACACTTTGGCAATGTACTCGATGAACGAGTCGAGCCACGGGCCGGCGGGTTCGGCCGATCGGACCTCGGAGAGCGAGTACGAGCCGTTGGCGCTGTACAGGTAAAGCATGCGGCTGCTGTCTTTGTCTTCGGTGCACCACCAGCGCGGGCCGCTGCCGGAGGAACCGCCCCACGATGAAAAAGACATCTCTGACACACGTTTGCTTCGTGCGTCGCAGTGCTGATATGTGCATTCGGCAAACTGCTTTTTGTACAGGCGCTGCTGGCTGTCCAAACTCAGCGGCAAATCGGCAAATTCGATAAAGATATCTGTGAGGCCAGACGTCATGAACGCGGTGATCTCGCGTTCGCGTTTGGCGGCGGCCTGCTGTCGGGCGCGCTCGTTTTCGTTGATTACGCGCTGCTGGAGCGCAAAAACTCGGGCAAGTGCTTCGCTCATGTCTCTGCCAGTTGAAGGATTTTGCGGGAACGTTTCACGACGCTGGGCGTTTCAAGGTCGATGTCCATGTCGACCAGCATCTGTGGAGTGATGTACTTGGACAACCACTTGATAAACGAATCAACAAACCTTTTTTTGGCGTCGGCTTGGTCTTGCGTGACGCAGAAATTGTCTTTGCCGGCTACCACGCGGTAATAAATATGTTTAGGGCCGGCGTCGTTTTCTGTGGCGCTGTTATCTTCAACAACCCACTCGCACTGGGTGTTATTTTTGCCGTACACCGTCAGCCCGGTGTTTTGGATATTTTCAATCGCCGTCGGATCGACCAAATCGCCAAGCGTGATTGTCAGGCTGTCGAGAATTTCGGGGACGGGGTTTGGGATTTTAATATTTTTGACTTCGTCCCACATTTCCGGCAGGCCAGTGTCTTTGAAATAAGCCTGTACGCGAACCAATTTCTTTTTGGCGTCTAGGCGCTTTTTTTCTGCTTTGGCAAATCGTTCGCGGTGCACGGCGGCAACGCGACGAAGAACGTCACTCATGTCATAGTCCTTTGCGCGGAAAACAGTCGGCCCATGCCTTCTTCTCGTCTAACCATTTGTTCTATGAGTTCTCGCTTTTCTCGTCCTCCGCCGCCGAATCTGAAGTCGATCCAGCGGTCGGGGGAGTATCCTCGCCACTCGATGTCGACAGTCTTTTTGTTGACTTTGGTGACGACGTAGTAGGCGCATCCGTCGCCCACAGGAGTTGTAAACATCTTGCCGACATGCATCCCGGCCGGAAGACTGCGTGAGTATGTGAGGGCCGCGTTTCTTTCTCGTTCGATGAAGTCATGATATTCGTCTAATGGGTTGAATGTCGGGCGGATGTCCGTAAGCGCGTCAACGTTTAACACGTAGCGGTCAGGGGTAACCGCGTCGTCGACAATGACCTGCTGCCCGTCGTTGTAATACTGAATTGACGCTTGACTAAACCGGTCGGCGACGCCGTAACACCACTTGTTCTTTTGCCGGTCGTACCACTTGACGTAATACATGTCAGGAATCGGCGTTGACACGTTTAGTCATCTCCTCTCGAAGTTGATCGATGACGACAAGGTGGTGCGCCACTTCTTTGCGCGCGAGAGTGCGCAGCATTTTCTTATCCCACGCGCCGTCAAGCGGCAGGGCTTCCGGCCACGACACGGACTCCTCGGCATAACCGGGATCAAATCCGGCTTGCGCGTACATGTCTTTCTGATATTGCAAATACAGCCCTTCAACCTTGTCGCGGTCGACGTGGTCTGGCGCCGTGTCGTCTTCGGATTCGAAGGCGAGCAGGTCGTCGCGAGCGTTGAGCAGTTCTCGAACAAGAGCGGCTTCAAAGCCGTGCTCCTGCTCGAAACTGCAAACAAAAACCTTAGTGATGAACGCCTCAAGATCGTCGACGGTGATTTCGTCGTCGCCTCCAAGGCGGTTCATCATGTAGCCAATTTTGTCAATTGACACATCCGGGTGCATTGTTTGCCTTTTCACTAAATGCTGTCTTGTACAGTACAAGACTGGTCGCCGGCCAAACGACACCCACAACGAGTACCGTAGTCGGCCAGAACCCCAACCCGGTCGCGCTGCCGAGAATGTTCAGCAGGTTGACGCAGGAGTTGAGGACAAAATCAATAGCAGGAATATTGGTATAGGACATGACACTAACTTTCATATGCCCCTTGCGGGACGTTTAATAAGCGGCCGATACACTCTATCGGCATCGCGATCGACTAGGCGTCATCCGACTGGCAGTCGGTCGCTTTCTTGTTTTGTTCTGCAAACCACTCTTCTTGCTGCGCTGCTGCTTCAAACAAGTTGAAGGCTTCGCAGAGGCTGCTTGGAATATTGTCGCCAAGCCATTCCTGCGTGAAGTTAGTGATATTGAACGTGCGGTCATTGTGGTTTGCGTAAATGCCGCAGAAGCCCATTCCGGGTTCGAAGTAGTACGCCTTCACGCGGAAGCCGGCGGTGTTTTCGAGATACGCGTAAAAACCGGTGGGCGGACCCCACGCGGTATCAAAGCCAAGGCGCACACATCTGCGGCCGCGGTCGTCAGTCTCGACTTGCGCGGGGTTGCTGCCGTCTTCTAGGCCAAAGTCCCATTTGGTGCCCCAGTTGTCGCAGCACCAGTCGTACCAGTCTTTGGCGCCGTGCTTTGTTATGTTCTCGGCTTGCTTCTTTTCAAGTTCAATTTGCTCCGGCGAGCCGGGCTGCCCTACGCAGCCAGACACTGTATTGCGCAGGTCAGCAGGGCACGGCCAAAGCGTGCTCATTGTGCCGCCGGAGTTATAGGCGGCGACGAGCCGCTGAAGTTCTTTTTCGTCGTCGTGCCAGAATGTTACAGAGTTTGAGCACCAGTTAGGCATGAGCAACCTTTTTTGCTGGAACTTTTTGCGCGTTGGCCTTGCGCAGGTCAAGCGGCCCCAGATTTACTTGCCACGTTTCTGCGGCCCACCGCAATATCTTTCTGCGATCGGCGTCATCATCTACCGCCCGCGTTCGGATGCTCCAGCGGTTGTGCCCCTCCAGTTCTACCGTGAAAAAGCCGCAGGCATGGATGCGCTCCGCAATTTTTTGCGGGCATTCGAACATCACGTAGAAACCTTGCGGGTGCCCTTCGCAACTGAAAAGCGGAGTTGCGCCAAGTTGCTCTAGCATGAGCACAAAATAGTTCACGCCCGGGTCAATACGTTCAACGGTATAGAACGGCACAACCGGCGGACGGCGATATACGTACAGTTTTCGCGCAGCGTCCCAAATGTTCGGTTTCTTCTTTTGTTTTGTCTTAGTTGCCATTCGTAGGCTAGACGCCAACTGCGGCGTCTTGCTGCTCCAGTTCTTTTTCTAGGTTTTTGCCGCGGCCAAACATCCACGAATGCTCGGGCTTAATGCATTCAAACCAGTCGGCCATCGTGGGAATAAGCCCAAGGTCTTCTTTTACGTGCTGTTCGCCGATGTAGCGCACGGGAACGACGCGGCCGTCAGAGTTCGTGATCGTCGTTCCAAATATCTTTTCCGCCATGAAAATGCCCTCGCTGTGGTGGCGCAGAGCGCGGTGACGGAAGTCAGCCATATGGGCTTTGGATTCATCAAACCAGTCGTGGATCGGCTGGTAGTCTTCGACGCAGCCGCCCCATTTCTGTACAGAAGAGAGCGCGTGGTGATAAGGGTGCGCCATTATTCCTTGTCTTCAAGGTGTTTGTAGTCGCCCGCGGAGGTGTCGCCGGCAAAGCGATCTTCGATGGCGCGAAAACAATCTCGTCGTTCGCTGGCTTCGTGCACGCCGGGAAATAACCGATCAATGGCCGCGGCAATATGCACTCCTGCACACCAACCGATATTGGCCTGTTCACCGGCAGTCCAAAACAGTTTTTCTTGTACTGTTTCTTCCATTATTTCGTCGTAGTGCATTAACGACAATTTAACGGTAAACAGTTTGTCGCATTCAATGTTGTCTGCCATTATTCACCCGTCGGCCCTGTGTAGAGTTCGAGCAATTCGCGGATATCGTCATGCGTATAGGACCAGTCCATTTTTCGCTCGACCCGTTCTGCGGCTTCCGCCCATACATCGTCGTCGGCGCGTTGAAACTGATCGGCAAACCACCACGCGGCAATGATATTTTTGACGCCGCTTTTCTTGGCGGCTTTTAGTTCTTTGATGGCCTCGTCAACTGTCATGCTGTGCCAGCCTTTTCGACGAGGTGCTTATGCAGCGCTTCCTGATAAATGCGGGCCTGAAACCCGCGGCCAAACTTGACGTCGTGCGGCAGTTCAAAATCTCGCACCATGCTTTCCAGCGCGTCGAGGCCGTAGATGCCTCGCATCTGGTTGACAGGTGTACCGTCCGGCCCGCTGATGGTGTGCTTCGGGTCGCTGAAGTCGCTTTCGTAAATGTTGGTGCAGCGGTCGACTAATTCCTGCGGCACGCCCACTTCAATAAACGCTTCTGGCTTGAAAATCGTATGCCCGTCGCAAATGTCAGCGGCGGCGAGCACGATCTTGGGATCAATTTCAGTCCACTTCAAGGTCTTGTTCCTCCCGGAATTCTTCTACGTCATCGTGCGTCGCGTAGCACGAAGACAAAGCGTTACAGTCTTCAAAACCTCGGGCGTAGATATCTACCGCGACGCCTTCGTCAGTTTTCTTGATATAGACCGAAAAGTCTCGACCGACACCGACCCACGTGGACTCGGCTGCGGAAGACATTTCGGCGTCAGTTTCTTCATTCAGCCGGACTCTCTTCATTTTCGTCTGTTACTTCGAGAAGGAATTCTGGAATGTCTTCACGTTTTGCGGCGGGGTCGTACTCGACGGTGATGTGCGCGGGTACTTCGTCGTACTTGACGGCGTTCATGACGTCTTCAAAGACGCACTGTTTTGCCTCGTCAACCATTTCTTGATTGTCGAGATCAACTACGTAGTTGACTTTGAATGAAACACGGCCAAGTCTAGACATAGACTGCCCTATCTATTTCTTTGGTGTCGTTGATAATCTGCCCGCTACGGTCTTCTTGCCAGCAACGCCACTCTTCGTGACCGCGTTCGCGTCCTTCGTGACTGTAAATTTTGCGCAAACGTTTAAATGCGCGTTTGGCTGCGGCAAGAGAAAAATGCTTTGATATTTTGCGTTTTCGGTTTGTGCCAAAGTTTGTGTACGTGGCGTATTCCCACGCCCACATTGATCGTCCGCGTACGCTCATCGTTAGTACGTAAAGTTTTCGGTTCTGACTTCGGTGTATCGTTCGTTGTGCTCGATTGTGATCTTTTCGTCGGCGATAGTAACGGCAATGTCGCCGTAACTGCCCGAATCGATTTCCCAGCCGCCGGGAAGCAGCGCAAAAAGGTCGTCAACAAAGTTGTCGCACGCCTCGCGGGTAATGAGGCTGTTTGGTTCTTTGGTGACCTTCTCTACCCAGCGATTCCAGTCGTTTCTGATTTCTTGCGACGTAACGGCGGGATTATTTGAGTGTTGTACGTTGGCTTCAATTTGCGCCGGCGTCATGTACGACACGACGCTGATTGTCTCAAGATCGCCGGAATCGCCGCAGCCGTCGTAGTACGCTTCGACGCGAATAACATTATGCGCGGAAAGAAGTTTGCAGAATTGTTTGATGCTTTCAACCATGTCGTTGCGTGTTTTTTTCGGGTTGCGGAGCCAGTCAAATATTTGGTCGACGCTTTGCCGCGGGGCTGGTTCTTCTGCCATTAATTAGTAAGATGCGTAAACGGTGCACGGTTTTCCTGTCTCCTGCTCCTTCTGTTCCGCCAGCGCGACAAAGTCTCGAAACGACTGTACGACTTTTTGGGCGTACTCCGGGCCGTCGTCAGGGTACAAATTTGAACAACGCGCGTAACAGGCTTCCTCGACGGTCATAGGCGTCGTCAGCCCGCTCATGACCGGCCCGTCAATAACCACGCCCGATTGCTTCATGAGTTCAGATAACAAAACCGCGACGTTGTGACCGCCATCCTTGCCTGTCGCCGGCTCTGTAACGGATGTCAGGCGTTCGCGCAAAATAGCGGCTGGAATTTCAGCCTCGCAGTTGTCGGCTTCGAACGCTTCGCGGACGAGGATTTTGGTGGCGTACGGCCCGCCGTGATAAGACTCGCGGAGATAGCCGACACTGCCAGACGTCGTATCGAAGCCGGTGTACTGGCGTTTCTGGTCTTCTTCCGTCATCCCATCCCACTTGAGGTAGATGTCGATTCCCATGTTACTTGGCCTTTAAGTGCTTAAGTGCGTCGGTCCAATTAGCCTTTTCGCCGTCGTAAACGCTCATGGCGCTATCGCTGTTTGTGCGCAGGTGAATAATTTTCTTGTTGTCAAACTTCTCGGCGGCGATGGCGGCAGCAAGAACTTCTTCAACGCTGTCGCGATCCGGTGCGCAGATGACAAATTCTTTGTTGACACTTTCGGTAATGTGCACATTGAAGTAGGGCATTTTTTCCTCTGTATAAAAAAGGAGGGCGCCGAGTACATACCCGACGCCCTCCGTGGCGGTGATTAATTACGACAAATCAGCGGCAGTTGCAGCAGCCGCGGCGAGCGCGGACAACCCGCACCGGCGCCTTGACCACCTGCACCGGCACCTCGACGACAGCGCGAGTCACCTCACGCGTCCGCTCGATCGTGCGGCCGAACAGGCCCTGACGGCACGACGAGCGGCAAGACCGCTCCGTGGTGCAGGTTCCGTTCTCGCACGTTGTTACCGTCGCCGGGGCGGACACGATGTCTGCCTGCGAGGTAGCCGCCGCAGTGGGCTGGCCGTGGTTGAGAACGCTAGGGGCGTTGTTGGCGGCATCCTCTCCGCGGACAACACTGCAAGCACACAGAACAAACGCGATAAATGCGTAACGCATTTAATCCTCTTCCTTGTTAGGTAGGCAAAAGCCTACGGGTCAATCGTCCCAATCATCCTCGTCCGGCTCGACGCACATTTGGTCGAGACCGCACGACTCAATCTGCCGGCGGAGTCGGTTGTCTTTGCTGAGCATCGACAAGAACCAATCCTCCAGCAGTTTGATTTCGTTTTCGGTTGGAGGCCGCTGCGGCAAGTCTTCCAACTTTATAGTTTTGCATTCGGCACCGGTCACGATAGCGTGCGCGTCGTGGCTCGGATAACCGTCTCCGTTGTAGTCATAACGGCAACCCGGGTCACCGGGATCGTAGTCGAATTCGACATTGAACTCAAACGTGCCCGGTTTTCCTAGGGGGTTTTCGCCGTCATCGTCGTCGATATCCCACGGAATCCAGTTGGTCATTCGACCACCTGCACATGTTCGTTGCGCATCTTTTGGTTGAGCCACGCTTCCTCGGCCGCAAGGGCGTCGGCGCGCGATGCAAACCCGTCTACGCGCGGGCCGCCGACTGGCGCAAGGTCGATATACCATGTGCCGGGTTTGTGCTGGTCTGGTTCGACGTGGCTGGCGCGCTTGATGTCGAGTGCTCCAAGTTCTGCCAGCGCGATGCTTTCACCGTATAGGCACTGCGCTGAACCGTCGGGGCGGAAGTATAGGTTCATGACGTGGCCTCTTGCAAGCGCATAAGTCGCCGCGGTCCGGCGGGTTCTGCGGAAATTCGTCGGGCTGGGAAGTTGGCAACTTGGCCATTTGGCATAATCTGGGCAGCACCAAGTCGGCCGCCGTATTGTGCCAGCAGGTTTAAATAGTTTTGCAAACTTGCCCGCGTGCGAAATTCTTGATGCTGAAACACGCTGCGCTGGTTTAGCGTAACAATATTGTCAGCCATGGTGTGGTAATCGCCGTACTCAACAGAAAAGATAGAGTGAATCAGCACGACGTGATCTCGCAGCACAATCGGGTACGAAATAGACGACTGATCGGCGACTACGGCAAAGTCTCGCAAATTAACGGCCGCGGTCTGGTGGTGATTGTTGATCTGGCTACGGATTAGTTGGGCTTGATTTTCAACCAGCGCGCGGCCGCGAATGATGCCGTGGATGACAGAGCAATCGCCTTTAATCTCGATCATGCCGACGGACCCGCCGTCTAGCGTGCTGCGCACAACCAGCGCATTGCCGCCGATACGGACGTCGCCCGTCATCGTCGTTGAAAATACTTGCGCGCTTTCGTTTACGTACGCCGTGTGATAAAGCCGGCTTGTACCAGACACGTGCGCTTGACCAAAAATGCGCGCGTTGCCCTCAACGATTGTCGTGTCGCGTACAACTGCTTTGCCGTATATCTGGCCGCTGTTGCGCAGCGTAACGCCGCCCGATACGACGGCGCTGCCAGAAATACGGGACGTGCCTTCGAGGCGCACAGGCCCCTTGACTGTCGCGCGGTTAAATATCTCGCATCGCCGGCCGATATAAACACAGTCGTCGACTGCCGCGGTGTCTGCAACCCAGCCGCCGCCGTTGTCGTGCTTGTGCGCGGGCACGCGGCCAGAACCGTCTTTGAAATCGTGTTTTGGCTGCCTTGGTTTTCGTTTCTTGATAACCTTTATTTCCTCCAACTGCTCAATTGGAGGTGTGATTACAGGAGGTGCTTCTACGATTTCTGTCATTTTCAACTCATGGGCAGCACGCGCCGCCTCGGGGCATTCGTGATCAAACTGTCCAGCGCCGTCTTGACCGTCGTCATCTGCTGCGTCAGGTTCTGCCGCAGGTCATTGTTTTTGCGCAAGTCCTTGGCGTCGATGCCAGCGACAAGGTCATTTGCCTGCTGAATCAACCCTTCCAACTGCGCGTTGGATCGCACGTTCATGCGGCGGAAGTTTTCATAGAACTCCTTGAAGTTCTCAATCGCCGACGCCTTGAACGTCTTTTTAGTACCATCAGGCTCGTCGGTCAGCCGCTCGACCAGATGCGCGATCATTTCCTGCAACTGCTCAGCAAACGCGTTTTCGGCCATGATAACCGCAGTCTCGAACCGCTGCTGAACCCGTGACTGCTCCTGCGTGTACAACTCGGGGTTGAACGTCATCAGGTAGTTCGGCGGCTCGACAGGCGGATACTCCCATTTGATATCAAAGACGCCTTCAAGGGTAGGCGGGTAGTCGTTGGGATTAAACAGGTCACCCAGTTTTTCCCGTGCCGCTTCCTTGATGGACTCGTACTCCAACTGGAGGTTGGCAGCCGCTGCGGCAAGTTGCTCCTTGAACTCCCGCATCTTCGCTTCAAATGCTGCGATCTCGTCTTGCTTGATCAACCGAATACCTTCCTGCGGATAGGGCAGGGTCATGCTGCGCCAATAACTCGACGCCTGACTCTTGATTGCGGTCAGGACGCGGTAGGTGTTGTTCTTGGTGTCGATCAGCCGCTTGGACGCGGTAACCAGATCAGTGGCCGCGTGAAAAGTATCGGCCGCCTGCTTGGTCTGCGTGTCGGACAACTTGCGCTGCGTGCCCAGCCACGAGAACGACAACTTGACGGCGCCCATCGTCTGGCGCAGTTCATTCGCCGTTTCGACGACACCTTCGTTCGCTACTTCAATCGTGTTTTCTGTTTCTGTTGACATGTTTAGTTGAGTTTCGTCCTTTGTCGTGGCGTTAAATTTTCGTGCGGAGGTTTGTGCGACGGTTGCGGGGCCACTATGCGCCCACACGCCAACTCCAAATAACAGTCTTTGCACTTTGGCTGTCCGTCAATTTTCCATGCCGGATCAGGCCGGCACTGGTCGTCGCTTTCGTCAATAATCTCGCCGCACGATGTGCAGATTGTTTTTGGAAGTGCCATGTTCGCGTTACTGCGGGATGAGTGTGTTAATCTTTCACGTGTTGTGAGGGTCGTTCAGACGCGTTTGGTAAACCAAACGATTTCATCTTCTCGTCCCAGTTTTCATATTCGCCCTCGCGGCGCATCTTGCGGCCAATGCGCGCTACGCCCTCGTTGACGCTTTCTGGCGCAACAGGGCGGCGAATGTCTAGGACTTGCTCATCTGGCAGGTCGTCGATCACCGCTTGAACGGCTGTCCAGTCTTCGCCGTCAATGAACGCCATCGTGGCGGTGCCTAAGCGGTTTGGGTAGAGGATAACCGCGTATCCGTCTTCAAGCATCTTGTCAATGTCAGACATAGTCGTCTCCGGAATTTTGACTGCCGTTACGCGGCAGTCAGTACGGGCGCCGGCGCTGTGTCATGTTTTTTTGCAACAAAACTCGACATTGGGCCGACCAGATTGACTGCCGTCACGTGGCAGTCAAAATTGACTGCCGTCACGTGGCAGTCAAAAATCGACTCCCGGGTTTGGGGGAGTCTGACTCCCGGTTTTGCCGGAGTCAAAATTGACTGCCGGGTTTGGGGGAGTCTGACTCCCGGTTTTGCCGGAGTCAAAATTGACTGCCGTCACGTGGCAGTCAAAGTTTGCTTTTCGGTCGCTTTTCACTCGCTTTTCACTTCGTAGTGAAATCGCAAGGATTAGCGAAAAACTCAGTTTTCGCTCGGGGAAGCGGAAATCTTACGGCGACCGCTTGCGACGGGCGCCGGACGGGCTTTTCCCACGCGCGAGTACAACCCCGGGTTATCCGCCGACAGGCACCGACCCTCGGCCCACTTGCGCAGGCTTTCGATCTGCTCGGCGCTGGTCACAGCCACCGGCACGACGTTCTGGGCCGCCTCGATGAGCGGGATGTCCAGAAGCGCCGCCAGACGGCAGCACGACTTGATCTCGGCACCAGTCCAGTTGGTATCGTCCGGACGCTGCTGCGCTTTGTCGATGCCGAAGTGATTTAGATAGATATCCCAGATACGCTGCCGCTGGTCGTCGCCGGGCAGGTCGACGAAGAACACGCCGTCGAAACGCTCGGCTCGGGCGAACGGCGCCGGCAACTGGCTGGCGTCGTTACAGGTGCCGATGAAGAACACGTCCGACGTGTGGTCGTTGAGCCACGTCAGGAGCGTACCGAACAGCCGGGCAGAGACGCCGCTGTCGGTCTGGCCGGACGAACCGACGCCAGCAAGACCCTTCTCGATCTCGTCGACGAACAGCACGCACGGCGCCATGGCGTCGACCTGCTTGAGGGCGCGCCGCATGTTGCCCTCGGACTCGCCCACGAACTTGCCCATCAGGCTGCCGAAGTCGAGCATCACGGTCGGGCGGCCGACCTCGTTGCCCAGCGCTTTGGCGAACTGGGACTTGCCGCAGCCCGGAGGCGACAGCAGCAGCACGCCCTTGGGTCGCTTATCGACGTTCTTTTCACCCTGCCGCTTCATGGCGCGGATGCAAAACTGCTTGAGGTTTTCGAGGCCGCCAAGGTTCTCGAAGTTGGCGTCGCCGCGATACAGAGTCATGGTGCCGCTCTTTTCGAGCGTCTGCGCCTTGATACCCCAGATCGTGTCCGGCTCCAACTTGTTGTTGCGCACCAGCGAAAGCGCGTAGGCGTTCTCGGCCTCCTGCCGGGTCAAGCCGCGGGAGGCGTCAACAACGCTGCCCACCTGTTCGTCGGTCGGCTTCTCAAACGCCGAACCCTCGCCGAACAGATCGTTGCAGATGTCCTTCAACTGCGTCTCGTCCGGCAGTTCGTGATGAACGACCGTAAACAACTTCTCGATCTCGGGCTGAAGCGCAACCGTCGGCGCAACGATCACAACGTAACGGCCCTCACCCTTGCCGCGGACAACGCGGTTGGCCAGCGCCTGCAAAACCTCGGGGTTGGGCAGGTACCGGTGGAAGTTCTTGAGCACGAGAATCTGCGTCTCGTTTGTCTTGGGCAGGTCCATCGACCGGATCGCCTGAAGCGGGCCGGGTGCGGCGACCATACCGCTTTCCAACTGCTGGTCGATATCCCAGACGTCGAAGCCCCACTTGCGCTCTTCGGCCAGCGCACGAATAGTCTTAACAGCGTCGTCGCACTCCAGCGACTCGACCCAAACGCCGGAAAAGCCGGCGCACACAAGTTCTTTAATTTCTTTTTCGAGAGACACGCTTTGCCTTCTTTGTTATGTTCTTTTTGGGTGCAACACGCGCCTGTTTCTTGACAGGCGCATTAATACGATCAACCCGCGCCGCGACGAACTCTTCGCCCTCGTCTGTCGCGCCGGTCATATCAAGTTTTCCAAGTTTCTCGCGCAATGCACGAAGAACTTCGGTGGCTATTCCTTGTCGACGATGCTGCTCGTCAACGTGGACCCACTCGACGTACAGGCTGTACGGGTTGGGCCATAAAACCACTTCGCATACTGGGCGGGGCGGCGAGTCGTAGTTGCGACCCCACACCGTAAATAACTCGCGCGGATACCCTGCATTAGGGTTGCGCACGACGCAGTGGTGAAAGATATCAAAACGTTTAGTTTGGATGAACGGACTGTACCCGCCAGTGAACGGCGAGAAATCCGGTTTCATCTCAGTTTTGGGTTTCAATCTGCTGCTCATTGGACGCCGCGTAGTAATCGCCGGTCAGGGTCTCGTCCGTCTTGGCGCCCAGAGCCTGCTCCAGCGCCCGCGACGCCTCCTGACACGAACTGCCGGTGAAGCCGAACGTCTCAATCTTGGTCTCGCCCGTGGGCGACACAACAACCTGAATGGTCTTACTCATGTATCAAGCCTCTACCGTGATGTTAAGTTTGATCGAACCGTCGGGCAGCGTCTCTTCGTAAACCGAGTAACCACCCTTCTGTGCCTCGTAAATCGCCTTTTCGACCGCGTACGCTTGAAGAAACTTATCGAGTTCTTCCTGCTTACCCCAGTTGCCGTTGTAATTGTCGTAAGCCGCGGCTCCGGTTTCCGTATTGAACACGGCGGGGTACGACCAGCCGGGCAACCTGACCGCGAGACCATCGGCGGATTGACCAGCAAATAATACATGATGACCGGCGACGGGCTGCTCAAGGCCAAGGCGCTTGCAGGCCGACATTACGGCCGTCGCGTCACGAACTTCAGTTTTGATTTGTACGATGTGTGACATGTGTTATGTGTGTTAGCAGGTGACAATGACTTCGGCTTTTGTTTCGACCCACACGTGAGCGCCGCAACTCAGTGGCTTTTCCGGCGAATAAATAGCATTAGCCGGTCCTTTGATTTCCAGTTTTTCGACAGGGTATGACTTGTTGCGCCACTGCACTGTGATAACGTTGTTTCGTTCGCCTTTGGTTTTGTTTCGGCGAATCATGTGCTGATTTACGTGAATTCGTTTTATCGTGCCGCGGGGCATAATGATCGTGCGCCCGGGCGTAAGTTTTTCGCGCCGCACAAAGCGGCAAATAGTAGCAGGCACGTTATGGCCTCCGGATTTGGCGCGACCAGAGTGGTCTCGCACGGGCGCAAGCGCGCCTAGATGCCTACCCGCCCGGAGCCGGCCGCAGCGCAGCGACCGACCCCGTGGGCGGGAGGCTAGACAAATCAGTTACCGAACGTCTGAGACAACTGCTCAGCCGCGGTCAGGATGCGGCCAGCAGCCTGAAAAGAACCGCCGCAGGCTTCAACAAAAGCCTCGGCAGCCTGCAACTGCGACATCGGCACCTTGAAGCCGTTCGCGGTTGTGGGCCGGGCTTTGTTGGCCTCGCGGCGCGGTGCTGCGGTCGGCGCAGCCGCCGTGGTGACATCACGCTTCTTGGCCTTCAGGGCCGACCGGCTCTTCTCGGGCGTCGACGCAGTCGCCGTGGTCGCCGCAGGACGGCCACGAGTCTTGCCGCCCAGTCCGGCTTTCTTCAGCAACTGGCTGACCTGCGCCGGGCTGACCGTGATCTTTTTCTTAGCCAGCGTATCGACGATGTCCTTGCCACGAAGCGACTCACCGACCTTGTGCCGGCGAGCAATCTCAGCCCGAACGTGATCCGACAAACTCATCTTTTCTGCCATGACAACATCATCCTCAGTGGTATCGGAGACTTCCTCGTCTCCGGCTTCTTCTTCGTCGTCAGCCACAGCGGTGACGACCTCTGCATCGTCTTCGACAACGTTCTGACTTTCGTCATCGACGTCGCCATCCTCGTAATCCGGTTCTTCATCGTCGGCTTCGTCTTCTTCGGCTTCTTCGTCGCCGTCGTCATCGTCGCCTTCGAGTTCGCCGGTTACTTCGGACGCGTCTTCTGCTTCGACAGCCGCGAGTTCGTCATCATCGACGTCTGCGCTGGCCAACTCGGCATCGACATCTATTTCTTCGTCGTCCATGACATCGTCTGAATTGGTCATCTTCCCTGTAACCTTTTCCGTGGCTGGCTTGGAAGTTGGCTGCTTCGTAGTTGGAAGCGGCTTGCCCCACAAGTTGGTCGGACTGATGAGTCCACCAGTCGACAATTTCTTTGCCATAAATCCTCTCTCCAGTAACGCGCCGACGCCGACCGTTTCGGGTCTTTAAACGCGTCTTGAATGCACGATATACGGGGGGAAAGAAAAATCAATCCCCCTGTCAATTTTTTTCTGCGGCGCAATGAAAACCGGCTGAAAAGCGAGCGTTAGCCGCTTTTGCCGAGAATCGTTTTCCGCAACTTCTCGATTTCGTCAGCCGTGCTGACGGCGAAGATTCCGGGGGCGACTTCCTCTCCCGCAATATCGATCGCTGCGGGTGGTGTCGTGGGCGCCGAAGCCCCCGGCGGAATAGTGCAGTTTGCTCCGCGGAGCCACTGCTGATTTAACTCGGGCCACTGTTCCATAGAGTGGATGGCGCCGAGAAGATTCCAAGCGGCGTGCGCGAGATGATCTTCGCTTCTATCGCCGCCGAGAAACTTGTAGACATGCGCAATTGCGTGATTGAGCAGGTCGGTGACGGGCATGCCGTTTTCCCAGTTAAACTGGCCAAACTTCGCAGCACCCTCAGCGTATGTTTCTGCTAACCGTCGCAACCCGATCGGCGTGATCAGGTCGTAACGTGTTTGCTCGCAGTCGGCGCTGCGAACTGCGCCTGTGTCATACTCACGGCGTTCTTGCGTCATTGGTTTCTTCCTGAAACGCAAAATAAAGTCGCGGCGTGTCGATGAAGGCCACGGTGCCGCGGGTGCCGTCGGCCTTTTTAATTACATGCACATACGGCGGATCGAAGTGCGAAACTTCGAAAACTTCCATGAGTTCGTCGTTAGACCAGACAGGGTTATTTGTCCGCGCCAGCGCGGCCTTTGCCTCGTCTGAACTCATGTGCGCGTATTGCGCCGCCAAAATGCGCGCTACGCCCTGCTGGGACGCGACGATTTCAATATCTGTATTTGGCGCAATCTTCGTCTTATCCATTTGTTGTTGGATTGTCTTGCTTTGGCAAATTGTTGATGGTCTCTGTGCGTTCTTTGATTGTTTCGGCCAGTTGCGCCGCGTACGTGTCAAACATCTTGATCTGATTAATCAGGTCTCGGTTGACTTCTACGTTGAACGCCGCGAGGCGTGTCAGCAGGCGCAGCAGGCTCGCCATGTACGGCGGCGTCGCATCGCGAAGCCGCAGCAAACCAGACGGAGCGTTTTCGGGCTGGTTGACCCAGAGCGGGATGAGTGCAATTCCGTGCAGTTCCGGCACCTTGGTCAGCGCTTCAACTGTGAACGCTTCTACGAGTTTGAAAAACTCGGCGTCAAACGGTAAACGAGTTTGAACGGCTGCGTTTTCAGTGGCTGGGGCCGGTTGGGCTTCCATGCTTTTCTCCAAATTAAAGGATGGGGGGATCGTATCGCATTCGGCTCGGCACAAGGCCGTCGATTAAGTTTCCGATTCGTGTTGCGGCCAAACCGTACACCACGACGCGAACGAGTGCGGCTATCGTACCGCCGAACGTGTCGCCTGCCAAGAGGAGCAGGAACAAGTAGATTGGGATATGATAACTCTTGCAAAACGGGCACATAATGAGTTCCCACAGGCGACCCTTTGCCGACTCCGGCGCTGAGACGTCCTGCCACGCCTGCACGTACGCGCGGGCGGTTTCAAATATGGAACCCTTGTGCCAGACCTCGATGATTGCGCCGGAAGCAAACACGACTGCAACGAAGTCGAGCGCGTTCATTTATGAACCCTTTCGCTTGCGGGAATTTTCTCCGCGTTTAATAGCATTGGTAGCGACCAGCATAAAATAGCAAGCGACAAGCGCCGCCAGCATGCTGTAGCCGCCAACAGTGTATGAACTAATCAGACCGCCGGCTAGAACAAACGCGGCGATCTGAACAAAAGTCTTGTTGACGTCTGGGCTGTCACTCATTGATCACATTCTGTGCAAACCCCGCTAGGCCATGGTTGCGTCTTTCCTCCGTCGACGTACTTTCGTGCGTACAGGAATTTGGGCAGGGGCAATGGTGCCTCTAATTTTAGATGATTTACAGGGTTATCGGGCAGGTACGCTTGAGGAGCCGGGCCGCGCAACGTATTCTGGTACGCAGGCAGTCGGCGCTCCATGTAGAGTTTTGCGCTTTTTCCGAATTGTGGCATAGTGTACTCCAATACAGCGGCAAGATACTGTTTAGTATACTCGCCGCTGCACGTCGGAACTACGCCCGCCATTCGCGGTACGCTTGAAATAAACGAACGCCGGTAAGTATGAGCAAAACAAAAGTTTTGGAAACTACTTCAAAGACTAACCCGCACAAGTAGTTGACGCCATCTTCCAACCACTGCAATTCAGGCTCGTCATCTGGTAAGTTTCTGTTACCGGGCTGTTCGTAAGGCACAATTATCCGACCGTCATAATCGCGCATATGGCACCTAATAGTACGCAGGACTTGCCTGCAAATAACACAGCAGCGATCGAAGTCGCGAATCTTGGCGTTCGGTCGCTGCTGGAAGAACTGGCGTCGATTAACGCCACGGATCAGAAAGCCGCGCAAGCACGCTGTCGCGTGTTAGGTGCTCTTGCGCAGCAACGTGTATTTTCGTCTTTAGAGCCGCTACTGCCGTTGGTGTTGAACCTAAACGGTAAGCCGTACACTCTAGATAATCACTACCCGTTTTCCCCACTTTTTCGTTGCCTGACACCGAAGAATCAGGTGTGGTGCACGGGCCGTCAGGTGTCGAAGTCTACGAGTCTGGCCGCGCACGGCGTTGTGGTGGCGAACTCCATTCCGTTTTTCAAAACGTTGTTCATCACGCCGTTGTACGAGCAGATTCGTCGGTTTTCAAATAACTATGTCCGACCTTTCATCGATCAATCACCAGTAAAGGTGTTATGGTCAGGCACGACGACCGAAAACTCAGTTCTGCAACGTTCGTTCAAAAACAACTCAATGATGTTGTTCTCATTTGCGTTGCTTGACGCTGACCGCGTCCGTGGTGTGTCTGCTGACCGTGTGTGCATCGACGAAGTGCAGGACATGGACCCCGATCACGTTCCTATCATTCAAGAAACCATGTCGTACTCCAAATGGGGGACCATGTATTTCACAGGAACGCCGAAGACCTTCGACAATTTAATTTACGGTTTGTATAAACGTTCGTCGCAAGCGGAATGGTTTATACCGTGTCACTCGTGCCGGCACTGGAACATCCCGGCGCTCGAACACGATCTTGACGCGATGATTGGCCCGTGGTCGCCGCACATTAGCGAGAAGTATCCCGGCACCGTGTGCGCAAAGTGTCAAAAACCCATCAGCCCGCGGCACGGTCGGTGGGTGCATCGCTATCCTGAGCGGCGTTGGCAGTTTGCCGGCTACCACGTTCCGCAGATTATCTTGCCGCTGCACTTCTCCGATCCCGACAAGTGGACGACGCTGCTGTTGAAGCGCGAAGGCTTTGGCAACATGACGCAGGCCCAGTTCTACAACGAAGTCATGGGCGAGAGTATTGACACTGGTCAAAAACTCGTCAGTGAGACTGATTTAAAGGGCGCGTGCTTGTTGAAGTGGGAGAACAAGAAAGAACCAGACCCACAATGCTATCAAAACCTGATGAAGTACCGGCACCGCGTCTTGGCAATCGACTGGGGCGGTGGCGGCGAAGAAGGCGTTAGTTTCACCGCGATTGCCGTGATGGGTTTTTTACCAGACGGCAGAATCGATGTGTTGTGGGGCAAACGCCTGCTCATCGGCGGTGATCATTTGCAGGAAGCCATCGAGTGCATGAAGTGGTGCAACAAGTTTAAGTGCGATCTTGTAGCCCACGACTATACCGGCGCCGGCACCGTGCGCGAGACGGTGATGGTGCAGGCCGGTTTCAATCTTGACCGCGTCATGGCAATGCGTCTCGTCCGCTCAGCAGCGCAAGACATCATTGTCTACAAAGAGCCGACACCGATTAATCATCGGCAGCATTACAGCCTCGACAAGACGCGCAGTCTGCTGTACACATGCCAAGCGATCAAAATGAAACAACTGCGATTTTTTCAATACGACTGGTCATCGCAAGATGCGCCCGGAATTGTTGCTGACTTTCTGGCGTTGGTCGAAAACAAGACAGAGTCGCGACTTGGCGGCGACATCTATACTATTACGCGCAACACGCTGCTGACTGACGACTTTGCGCAGGCTGTCAATCTTGGTGCGTGCGCGTTGTGGCACGTGTGCCAAGCGTGGCCTAATTTTGCGCAACTGGCCGGCGTCGGGCGGATTACCGCAAAACAGGTGGCACAAGAACGCGACATTGACTGGGCCGACGACTCTATCGGCAACAGTTACTTTGGCGGTTATTAATACAACCGCCAGCAGTAGTCTTTTAATTTTGCACGAAGACGGGCGATGTCGCGAATTGGGCAACTCTCGATTGCTCGAACGACTGCCAACGCCTGATCGTGCAACGCGTTCGCAGCCTCCGAACAGTCCATGCTGCTCGCGTACAGTTGCCAATTTTCTCCGTCGCGCGGAATGGCCGGTGCACTACCTTTTACCGCGTCGTCTACAATTTTCTGAAAAACGCCGTCTGGCTCAGTGTCGTAGGCGCCGAACTCCCTGTACTTTTTTTGGACGGCTTCAAACTTTTTGATTTCTTCGGCTACGGCTTCAACTATTGTTTTCTCTTGCGTGTCTGATTTCGTCAACTTTCTGCTTCCCCTCGTCGGTAACGGAGAATGTAAAATCGTTATTGTCTACGTCATACTGGCAGTCTAGCAGGTTTTGTTTTACGCCTTCTTGCAAGACGTTCGACATAATGCGATCCATGAGCGCGGCGAGCAGTTCATTTATCTTTTTCTTGGCTTCTTCTTTCGTGTCACCGCCAACGGCGTAACCGTCATCGCTCACAAAACTGTGCTCTCGGACAATATTCTCGGCCTCCTGTAACGACAAATACTGATGCTTTGTCTTTGCTTCGTCGTCGTTTGCGGGTGTTTCGTTTAGCCGAGAGATAAATCGCCCGTACATAATCAGCGCGGCGTCGCGCACTGCTGGAATAGTGCTGAGTTCAAACCGCGCGTCGGTGTCGCTGTAGTCGCTGTCGTCAAACAACGTTCGCCGCCTCTAACCGCGCAGCGGCAATGGCCGCGTCATACGCGCCCTTGGCGAGAATGCGCGCCCGCACGGCGTCGCGCTGCCGCTCAAGATACGTCTGATACTCGCTGTCTGTGTTTACGACCGCCTCGGCAGACGAAAACGAGTGCGGCTTGCCGGTAAACGAATTGTCACCGGCTTTCATGATGCGCTCAATTGCCGTCAACTTGACGTTTGCCCGCGCGTCTTCAAGCGCCTGTTCGTGCGCGACAGCGTCGGCAAGATTTCTAGCGGCGGCATTGATTGCGGCAACAAAGTTATTTGTCATAGTTTTTTAGGTCTTTCTTTGCCTGAAGTTCTTTTGCTGTTGGAATACGTTTCGGAAATTTTTCTGGGTGGCACAACTGGCACGACGCCTTGTTGCATCCGTTATGTGTTTTTCGAAACCTACCGGGCTTGTCGTATTCGTATCCGTTGATCTGCCGCGATTCTTCGCGGCGCCGGTCGATAATGTGTTTTTCTTCGTGGTATCGTTTCATGTTGCGGTTCCATTAGGGCAAAGCCGGTGGTCGGAGTCGAACCGACGACAGGCAGTTTACAAAACTGCTACTCTACCAACTGAGTTACACCGGCTAATGTGTTTACGGTTTGATTTTTTGTTGCTTCAACGCGCTGATGTATTTTACTACGTCGTCAAAACAGTCTTCGCACAACTCCATTCTGCACGTATCGCCGTCTTTTCGACTTGTGTAGCCCCATGTAGCGCAGAGCGTAGCGCATTCGTAATCGTCGAGTATTGTTTTGCAACTTTTTTCGCACACGTCGCAAAATATGTCGACGAGCGCGAGATGCGTTTGCTGCTGTTTTTCATATTTTTTCATGTGGCTTCTTGTGTTATTTGCACGGGCCAAAAGTACGGGAGATAGATCGGGTCATCCCAGCCGAACTGGGAATAATGCCTCAAATCCTTGCGCAATAGACTGCTGCGATGAGACGCGTGCAGTTCCGGCGAGCCGAACCATGCGGGGTAGCGGTTGACGTCGATTGTGGGCCGGAGCCGAGAGTATGCCGTTACGAACTCGTTCTCTAGCCGATCCTTAAATCCCCGCGACGTCCATTCGCGGCAAACTACGATTGCGTATACCAGAAGCGCAATCTCGTGTCCAGCCCACATCAAAACAGCGGGGTGGTGCTGCCAGCCTTTTTTGCCGGGCCTATGCTCGCCGATGGGTACGCCGCAGCAAAGCAAAATCTGCTTACACTCGACGCGTTGTTTTCCAAGGCGTTTGTTATCGAGGCATTTTGCCGATCTCCTAAAACTCGGGAGAGGCAAAAATGTTTGCATTATTAGTTTTTGTCGTAGTCTTTGTCGTCAAAATCTTCTTCATAACTAGGGTCGTCATCTTCTTCGTCCCAATCTTCTTCGTCATCGTCGTCGTCGCCTGACCAATCTTCGTCCTCTTCTACTTCTTCGTCGTCGTCTTCCCACTCTTCATCGTCGTCCTCGTCGTCGTCGATATAAAAGTTGGGCGTTGGAATGTTTAAATCTGAATCGTCATCGTCGTCGTCGTCCTCGTCGGCGTTGTCATCGCTTACGAATTCCCACTCTTTTTCAATGAAATCTTCGTCGTAATTGTCGTCGCGACGGTTACGTACGTTCGAGCCAGAAAATAACAATCCGACGTAAGTCATATTAACCAGTCTCTTTTTCCAGCGACTCTCCTGACGGAATAAGAAATTGATCGCACCAGTCTTTGTTAACTAGTACGCCTTGCATATTGTGTACGACTTCTTCGCCCGCGTAAACGCCGTCCTGTTGCAGCAAATCTATTATCGCCAACCAGTTAGGGCCGACGCTACGCTCTGTATAAAAATAACGATCAATGGCCCGTCGATTCAACCACCAATGGTCTTTTTTGCGTAAAATATAGTCATTGGTTTGCCGGCTATTTCTGGGTACCGGTAAAACCGTTAGTTTTTCGGCCGAAATGGCTCTGTTTAGTTCGCGCGCGAGTTCGGTGTGGGCAGAAGAGGCGTAGGCCATGAGGCTTTGGGCGTGCGCTAAATTGAACGCTACGCCGTATGTTTCGCTCATCCACGCGTGTAAGTCGTTGAGCACAGTTGCGTGGATGTTGTCTACGCGGCTGAATATGTTCAGCCGGTTTTTTAACGCGCGCTGAATGTACGCTGGCAAGACGTACCGCAGCGGGTCGAGGTCGTATTGCAGATTTGTTGGCGCGGCTTTTATCGCCTGCCAGCCGTAACTGAGGCCGCTGGTGGCCGGCGGTTGTTGCAGCCGTAAAAATAGCGGCCGATTAAAGTACTTCGGGACGTGCGGGTTAAACACGTCGTCGTTGAACGCGCTGTAGCCTAGAACCGGCCACGTCGCGGTTGCGGTAATGCTATTTAAAAAGTGATGCGAGTTTTTGCGCTGGAGCACTGTCGTTTGTTCGCCGGCACAACCCAAGGCCTCGCCGACGCGCTGGGCAACGTCGAAGTTTTGGCACGAAATTGCTGTGGCGATATAGTCTTTGCGCATAATCGGCGCGACGAGGTTGCCTAGCGCCGCGGCGGTGAACGCCCACACGAACGAGTTTTCATGGGCGGGCGTCAACAGGTCGCGAAGCGGCAGCGGTGCAATTGGCGCTGGTTCTGGAAACACCTTGGCCGTCTTGCGCGACGTCCAGCCTTGTGCCGGCTGTATTTCGCCGGCGTGGGTTAGTTCGTATTTGGCAAAGCGAAACGTGTGCGTATTTTCGTCCCACCCAGACTTGGTCGCCACGTTTACGAGTTTGGGCGGGCGCAACTGCATCGCGATCATATGGCTGCTTCTGTTCCACGAGCGGTCAAAAATGACCAACTTGCCGTGTGGCGCCATGACTGTCGCAGCATATGCCAACAAACCCATACGTTCAATTCGCTTGGCAGAGTCTGTAAACGTGTACTCTTGATTGTCCATGTACACGCTGCCGGAGTACATCTTGTCGCCGGTATCGGCTTGCAACACTTTGGCGATAGTTACCCGCGCATTTGATATTTGCTGCCCCATTTGATTCCACCACCCCGTGTCTCGCTCAATTACGATTCGCCGTCGACCTGTTCTGGTCGGAGCAGCGAGCGACATTTTGACCGCGGCGAGTACGCGGTCTTTAAAGTCTTTTGAAAACTGTGCTGCGTGCCGCTCAAGAAACAGGCTAAGTTTGTCGTGCGGCACAGTGAGTCGCTGCATGAACGCTTGCGCGTTAAGTTCGCTGACACCGATGGTCGCGTCAATTAACGCTTTTTGCCACGTTTTGGCGTTGACGCGCATAGCGCTGAGCCGCCCCATGATTGCGTGGTCGACGGCTTTACCGTACGGTTTTGTGACCCGGTTGGACGGCGGCACCGCAGCGGCGTAGCCCTTGGCGTTGCAGGCGCGGCTGATGAGTTCTGGTGTGGCTACGGCGCCGTGGAATATTCTGCCGCCGTTTGGTAATGCCGCCCATGTTGCGCCGTAACTTTCGGCCTCTGGACCGCTATAACTGGCCGCCAGCGGTAAGGTCTGCATGTGGCGCGCGAGATAATCGCACTGTGTTTGCAGCACCCAGAGCGGGTCGTCGGACACAAACTGGGTGCCTTTGAGCATTTCCGGCGCAGAGCCAATGACTTCTTTGAGCAGAAAATACCCGGCTTCGGGTTTTTGCCGGCGGTAGCCGGACAGCCCAATAAACACCTGCTTAGATTCGTTGATGTCGTTGTATTGCAACAACAAGAACCCGGTTAATCTTCCGGGCAGGTCATAAAAAGGAAATACAAGAGCGGCCCCACCGTCGCGTAATCGAGGCGGTTTCGCTCTTCCCATTTCCGCACAAACTTTTGCAATTTGGTCATAGTGCGCGACCCCTACAAGGCCGTAACATCCGTCAATTTCACTCCTGACACCAAACTCTCTAAGCCGGCAGGCGATAACGTCATCGCCATGATTCCAGACCTGAGATTCCGCGTCGAACCAGAAGTTCTCAGCGGCTTTTTGTTTAGCCAAAGCCCGGTCATAATCGCCAATTACCCTGTTCGCGTCGTTTTCCGTAATAATGCCGGAATCGCTGAATTTTGTGAGGGTATTTGGTAAACTTAGATTCCAGATATTGGCCCCAAACGTTATGATATCCCCGTGGGCTGAGCAGGCCGTACAGTTCAACCACAGGCCGTCTGTTAAAATATCATCGAAAACGTGAAGCGTGTTTTGCTGACAATGCGGGCATTGTAAAATTGCTGGGAAGACCGGCTTTTCCAACGACAGCCCCAAAACGGCTAAAGCGCGCAAATGGTTGTGTCGGCGAATTAAACAAGCAGGAAAACCCATGACAACTCCGCTCGATCAAACACAGGACGTGGCCGGACGCGAAACGCACCGGCTGACTACGCTTTTTGCTTGCCCTGATTTTGTTAAGTCTGCTTCGGCTGAGCGGACACACGGCGACAGCACACTGCCGCGCCACATGTACGCCGATCAATACAATAAACTTTATCCGTGTCATTCCGCGGCTGCAACATGGCTGTCCGCCCTTCACTTTGCCGACAAGCGTGCGTCGTTTAACGAAAAGCGCGCCGACGAGATTCATTCCCGCATCGTTGCGGCGGCTAAGTTTTTCGGAATCCTTGGCGCGGTAAATGAACTCGAAGAGAAGGTTGCGGCTGTCAACGTTGACGACCTCAACAATCTTTCTGACGACAATTTCGCTATCGTGTGGGCGGCTGACGCAGGCGCGAAAGAACGGCACTGGCCGCTGCGTAACGCGACTGAGGTCAAGTTCGCCGCTGAACATTTTAACACGTATCGCGATGAGTTCGTATTCGAAGACCGCCAGAAGGTGGCTGAAAAGATTCTCGTCAAGGCTGCCGAGTATGGCGCCGACATTGGCGATCACGAGCATGTGCTGTCGTTATCGGCTGGCTTCGGCGCTTGCGCCGCGAGTGTTGCCGGCGACATGCTGCGCAAGCGGGCGGCGCTTGTACAGCGCAGCAACAGCCCCGCGGCAGTTGAGATGTTGAAGTTGGCCGCTGTCGTCGAGAGCAACCCTGAAAACGCGCGCGAGCAAGAGATGCGTTTGAAGTTAGCCGCCGCCGTCGACGAGTTCGACCGCGTCAATCACCTCGACCGGCTGTATGACGCCGGCGGGTTGCCGCGTCCTGAAGAAGTGTTGTTCGCCGTGACCGAGAAGGTTGCGAACGATTTCATGCGCGCCAACGTCGAGACGACTACGGGCAATGTGTATGCGCTGGACGATCTGGAGAAACTGGCGCTGGAGCAGGTGCGTGAGTGGCTTGGCGACGATTTCGCCGACGCCGTGACTGCTGGCGGCGTCTACCTCGACCGCGACAAGTTGGCCGCGATTGTGCCGACGTTGGATCGCGGTATGGCGTCGATGCTGGACCGGCTGATGCAAGAGAACAAGATCGCGGCTGTCGTGCAGACAAAAGCCGCCGAGTGCTTACTGCCGCTCGAAAAATTGTTCGAACTTGCAGCCGAGTGACGTTTCGGCTATATTCCCGCGCGGTCTGGGTTCATCAACCAAGGGGAATATTATGCAGAGCCTCAACAAGTGGCTTGTGTCTATTTGTTTCAGCGTAGTCGTTATTTTGGCGCAGGTGATCGTCACGCAGTACATGGTGATCTCCGGTTTGCGCACGCAATTGGATTACACCAAGACTGCGCAGCGCATCGCGGGCGATCAAATTGCCGACATGATGTACGAGTTGTCGCGGGTGCGGAGCGAACGAGACTCGAACGACACGCAAAAGTTTGTTGAGGGCGTAGTCGCTGCGATTGAGCGGCGCGATGAGTTCAGCGCTATCTGGCACGACGGTTACAGCCGCGGGACGGAGGTGCAACAATACGTCGCCGAACTAGACGACAAACGGACCACCACGTATACTAAAGACCAGAAGAAATAACTGACGTGGAGTGGAGAAGCCCGGTCATCTCGTTGGCCTCATAAGCCAAAGAACGCTGGTTCAAATCCAGCCTCCACCACCAGATTGGTGTCCCGGCAGGGTCACCCTTTGAGCCTCGCCTTCGGGCGGGGCTTTTTTATTTGCCCGGGACACAATCAAGCAGCGCCGATCGCGCCGCCAGCAATGCCGAAAATGTTGCGTTTAACATATTGTACGACACGCGATCCATTTCTGGTTTGCAAATAAGTTCGCCGAGTTCTTCGTGGGCGGAGTGTATAAGTTCAAAAAGGGAAATTCGTTGTTTCTTCTGAAACTCTTTCTCCCGTTTTTCGTATGCTTTCTCTAGGTGACTTTTCTTGGCCAAAGATTATCGCCCGCAGCCGCGACAAAAGACTTCGTCGCGAGGGCGTCTCCTGTGCAGGTTTGCGATCCGCCAACATGGCTGGATCAAGATTTTGAGACGTTAAACGTGCGTCTTCTTCTGCTAAGCGCATCTCGACGTATTCGAGCCATGCGTGATATTCTTCCTCGCCATTACGGTAGTACTCGTCTGGCGGTAGATAAGGATCATTCGGCAGCCGGTCGTTCCAGCCCACGAAAAGCCTCCTCTTGGGTTAAAAGTTCGTGGCGGCTAATAATGATATCGGGGTCGGCGGTGAAACCGAGTCTGACCTTGTCGCCCACGATCTGTACGACCTTGACGACTATCGTCCGACCCTCTGGTGTTTTGATAACAATATCCTCATCATGCTTTCGAGATAGCACTAACACGGTATGGCCTTTCAGCCCGCGGCTTGCTCCAACATCTTCACGACGGAATCAGCGGCGCCATTGGTGAGCGACAGCGCTCGCAGTTGCGCGGCGAGAAGTTTTGTCTTGAGCCGAATGGATTGGTTGATGTCCTGCTTCTTGCCTTCCTCAAAATCATATACAGCGTTGAACATCGCGGGGTCGTCAGAGAAATCCCCGATGCTCGGCGATACCCGGGCCGATCGCAGGGCGATGCGCAGGATGTCCGGAGGATTGATCAAACCCTCGCTGTCCAGCACTGTGCCGATATAGGCCCGTATTTCGTCGGTAAACGGCTCTGCTTGGCTTTCTTCAGGCGGGTAGATCAGCAGGGCCTCTGTGATGCCCCACGCCGCCTCTTCGGCGTCTGCGGGGTCCCAAGAGGCGGGGTCGTAGGTGTCGCCGCCCAGAACGTTGCAGAACGCGATAAAATCGGGCAGGGACCGGTAGAAGCGGTCGGTGGTCAGAATCTGGATCGCCACCATCAACTTGTCGAGCGACAGTTGGGGCAGATCGACGTCGAACTCTTCTTCGACCTCAAGCGCGATCGTGGTCGGGTCCCACGTCAGCGCCTCCGTCCCGAACCGATCCAAAAACATTGTCAGCAGAACCGAGGCAAATGTTTCCCTGCTCGTCCACGCTTCCTGCATTATGCTTTTCGACATTTAACCCGCTCCTGTTCTCAATTAATAGCCGACCGCGACGGTACAGTTCACTTAGATTGTACCCGATCGACTCCATGGGCGGATGCGGTAGTTGCTGCTCGTCGTCACCCGTATCGAGGTCTAAAAACCCTGTACGGCCGGTCCACGTGCAGTACTGGCTGTCGGCAAACATTAACTGGTTTAACTGATTGAACAGTTCTGGTTCGGAGTACAGCCCCGACCATAATTCGGTCAGGATGGCTGTCTTTTGCTCGGGCCGTAAAAACGCCAATTTTTCAAACAGGTCTGCGGTCAATAAGAACAGCAGTACATGGTTTTCCACGTCGGCGTCGTCGGCTAACGGTTGCGCCCGTAAAACCGTGGTGAACAGATTGCGGATTTGCAACTTGCTGAGTTTTAGGACCCGTGTTATCATGCCCAGCGTCAGTTTCTTTTCACCGCTGGAGGTTTCCATGGTTTCCATTCTTGATGATCTTTCCAAGGTTACGCAAGGCCGCGCCGACTTTGTTGTCGAGGGTAATACTATCGAAGAATTACTGGACGCGTCTACCGCGCACCTTGTTGTAAAGAAGGCGGCTGAACTTGGGTTTAACCGCCCGGGCGTGTCGAACTCCGGCGGGCCGTACCCTGTCGACGCTGAAGGTAAGTCTGACGACGATTTGCTGATGGGCAAGCGCACGATCGCGGCTTACCGTCGCGACTTTACCGTGCTCGCGGCTCTTCTTTAATCTTCGCCTTCCGGGCCGAACGTCATCAGATGCGCGATTCTGGCGGCATAGAAATCTGCCACCATTGAAGATATCTTCTTGAACCGCGCGAGCATTTCCGGGACTATCGTGTCCCTGAACTCCTTGTTGACGACGGCCCGGAGGGCGTCTCGCGCCTCTTGCGAGTATTTAGCGTCGGCGCACTTCTGCGCGGCGCTGCGCACAGCCGTGCTGTTGTCCAGCATGACCTGCACGAACTTCGGGTTTACGAATTCGACGTTAAAACCATATTGGTCGACGAGTGCTTGCGCTTCGGCAACCTCGAAAACAGAGCGCCCCGGCCAGACATCCGTCTTTGTCGAATCTTTGCTTGGATACCGCAGCCGGTCCATCGACCAGCCGAACGCGGCAATGTCGTCATTTGGCTGCGCCATTTCGAAGGGCGGCTTTTTGGTCGGCTCTTTCTTGTCGATTTTTCTGCTGAGTTTTGACTTGGCCATTTTCTGATATCTAAGGGAAAGTGCGAATAGCGAAAACCCCGGCGGCTACGTAGCACGAAACATACCTTGTGGGTGATGTTTCGGCTACGTAGCCGCCATGATGTCGCTCCGGATTACCGGAGCGAAGCCGTGCAGGCGATATAAGCGTCGCGCTGGGCGACCGCTTCGGCGTACTCGTTGTACGGCCGTCCGTTGAAACCGTACGGATCGTCGGTTTCGATATCGAGCACGTCATTCCGCATCAAGGCGGCAATGTACTCGTGGTAGTAGCCGGCAATGACGCCGCGCAGTTTGGGAAGAGTCACTTCCATGATCTCTTCCTTCCAGAACTGAATACGCCCCCACTCGTCATCGGGGAACAGGCGCACGGCTTCAGCCTCGCGCTGCTCGATGACACGATCAAACAACTTGATCGCGTGCTCGGGGACAATCACGAATTCGGGACGCTTGAAGACCCGGCCCAGAATCGCTTGCTTCGTCGCTGCGACAGACATGCGGCAAACTCCACGGGGTTGTAGTTGCGCACTCCCATAACAATAGGGGGTGCAACTAATATGCCCGGTTTTTGCCGAGAATTTAGCAACTGCAACTACCGCCCGCCCTAGCCGCTAAACGCAGCGGACACCGCCTGAAGCGAACGTTCGGGCGAGCGGTAGAAGATCGCAACCTACGCGTGGCAGGTGCGGCTAGAACGTCATTTGCACGGTCTGGCCGGCGTTGTTGACGTAGACAATTCGCAACTGCTCCGCGCCGAAGTGCTTCTTTAACTCAGCCTTTTTTTCGGGGCTAAGCGCGGCCAAGCACATCTTGATCTTGGCGAGTTCTTCTCGCTGTTTTACTTGGCGTTTGCGAGCGCACGAACCGCAGCCGCCATTTTTAGCCGTGAAGATATTTTTTTTATTGGTGAAGCACGGAATCGAGTCGGCCAACGTTTTGTTAGCCAGCATCGATAGAATTGTGCTGTCTTCGATTACGACAATGCTGGGCATAAGCGCCTCCTTGCGCTATTCGGTTTCTACGTGCGCGCCAATCCAGACGTCTCCGCCGGGTTGCAATTCGTCGGCGATATCAAGTGTGTTTTTCAGGATTTGAATGTCTTCAAGCACGGCGTTCACGAATGCGCGGACTTCCTCGCGAGAACGGAGAAACACGTCAACGTAATTCGTGCGGAGCCATGCGGGGCGGCTGTTCGGCGTGGCTTCGTCTTCTGGGTACTCTTCGAGATCAACGGACGAGCACACGTGGTCAAACGTGGCGACTTGTTCGTCTGCACCCGGAGCGACAGGCAGCATCTGATACGCGAAAATCTTAGTCGGCATCAGCGTGGCTTCAGGGGCTTCGATGCGCACCCGGATGCCGTCAATGTCGTTTATGAAGTACCGACTGGTCGACCATTGAATGTGAATGTTGCGCTCGGACACGATAGCCATCGTCGGCTTGGGGTCAATGTCGCGGTCATAGAAATTGAGCGTGAGCGTGTCTTCAAGCCATACGGCGCCGGCGGAAGATTGTGCAAGTTCCGCGAGCGCTTCTGGTGTGGTCATGTTGACGTTGAGTGGCGAGTTGAGAATTCGCACGCGCAACGTAACCGGGCCAGTCGTTGTCGATTTGATATAGCCGACTGACAAGCCTTCGTTGTTTGTCAGGCTAGGTTGTACAATCTCGACGCCCTCGCGGTCAGCGACAATCTCTGCCTGCATGCCTTCCATCGGCAAGTTTTCGGTGTCCTTGACGCGAACCTTGACTGAAGCCCCATCGAGGCCGTTAGCCAAAATAAGCGGCCGGTTACCGTAAAATATGCGCGAAAGCGTGGGGCTAATTTGTCTCATTGCGCTACCGTTTCTGTCGATTCTTTGTCTATGAGTATTGTGTACGTTTTGTCGCCGTAGATGATGTTTACGCCTAATCCGTCGACGTCGATGTCATCTTGTTTGCGGCTTATAAACCGGATGAAGTTTCGTACCATGTCGTGATTGGTTTTGTTTGCCGTTTCCAGCGTCGACAAAAGTAGCGTCAAACACGGCGCGGCCCATGAGTGGTCTACGCGGCACGAGCAACCCTTTTTTTTGACCTCTTCTTGATATGCGTCGCGGCATTGCTGAATATCGCCGCGCATAAATTCGAACGCGTGGTTCTTGGCTAGAAACTCGTCCGTGAAAACCGCGCGCGCAAGAGTGTCATGAGAAAGAGAGAATCGACCTGTAATACCCATTTTTTTATCCTGTTAGAACGTCGAGTATTGCCGCTCTAAGATTAACATTTGTCTGGATTTCTGCAATTAAAGCACTCGTAAACGCCGGCGTCATAGCCGACGGTCCGGCCGGCCCCGGCACGCCTGTTGCGCCGGCCGGGCCGGTAGAGCCTGTCGCGCCAACTGGGCCTGCAACGCCCGTAGCGCCAAATTCGCCCGGCGGGCCGCAAATGCCTGTTGCGCCAGTGGGGCCTGTCGTGCCTCGTGGGCCAGTAGGGCCTGTGGCCCCGGTCGGGCCAGTTGGTCCAGCCGGGCCGGCCGGGCCAGTGGGTCCTGTTGCGCCCGTGGGGCCGGTTACTCCCGTCGGACCTCGCGGGCCAGTGGGACCACGAGGACCTGTAACACCTGTCGCGCCTGTCGGGCCTTTTGGACCGCTCGGGCCTGTCGGCCCTGTTGCCCCCGTTGCGCCTGTTGGCCCTGTCGCGCCAGTTGCTCCGGTCGGCCCTGTCGCGCCGGTTGCACCTGTCGGACCTGTTGCGCCAGTAGCGCCGCGAGGACCTGTCGGACCTTTTGGACCTGTTGGGCCTGTAATGCCTGTTGGGCCTGTCACGCCTGTGGGTCCAGTCATGCCTGTGGGTCCAGTCATGCCTGTTGGGCCTTTTGGCCCGGTAGCCCCGCTGGCACCAGTCATGCCACGAAGGCCCGTTTGACCTCGCTGCCCCGCTGGGCCAGCCGGGCCGCGTGGCCCTGTTTGACCTCGTTGGCCTTGCGCGCCTTGAGGACCCGGAGGCCCGGCGCTTGGCGTATTACCGGCACAGCCGCCGCCTAGGCGCATCAAGACGGAACGCTCTACGCGCACAAACGGCGCGGCATCATCAGCCGGGACTTGCTGGTTTAAAATAACTATTTCTTCGCCCGGCTGCGGTTTATAGTCCGGCGACAACGGGTCGTTTTGTGGGTTGTTTTCTTCAGCCATTTTTCACCACACTTTTGTCCGCATTATATCACACTCAAAACGCCGTTTAATCCACAATTACCCTAACAGTGTCGTAGGTGACGTACAGTTGATTGTTTATTAACTGCACGTCAGTTACGACGGTCATAATCGCTGTTGTCGGTTTTGGTCCTGTGGCGCCTTGTACTCCCGTGGCGCCGCTAGCGCCGGTCATGCCGACGGGACCAGAAAAGCCTTGTAAGCCTGTTGCACCAGTGGGGCCGACTAAGCCTGTTGCGCCTGTTGGGCCTGACGGCCCGGTCGGGCCTTCTGGTCCCGTTGGTCCCGCTGGCCCTGTTGGTCCTGTTGGCCCGGAGGCGCCCGTCGGGCCTGTAATACCGGTCGGGCCGGTAATGCCGGTTGGTCCCGTCGCGCCCGTCGCGCCCGTTACGCCAGTAGGGCCTGTAGCCCCTTCGGGTCCAGTTGCCCCTGTCACCCCAGTTGTACCGGTCGGACCGTCAACGCCGGTTGGGCCAGTTACACCGGTCGCGCCGTTGCACCCGCCGCCGCCACCACCGCCGCTCCCGCCGCTACCGCCGCTGCCACCGCTTGCGCCGCTACCGGCGCTGTCGCACGTCGCGGTCTTGAGATCGATATCGATGCGATACGTATACCCCTCGCTATCGGAACCCTCACATTTTAGTTTACCTGTACCGAGGTCGCCGTTGTTGACGTAAACATCGCCGCCGCAAATCGGCCGCAGCACGCCGAAGTTGTAGTAGTACCAAATTTTAAATAGGCAACAATCGTCCGGGTCCTGTTCGATATTGAATTCGAGTTTAGACTCGTTTTGTATTTGTACAATGCTTCTTGCGTAAAACGGGACAAACGTGCAACGCGAGTAATCAACTTCAAAGCGGATTTTATCGCACGGTTTGTAAACTTTTGTCTTATTGTATGTCCATATTTTGAATTCGCACGGCTTGTCTGGGATCGCTTCGATGTATATTTCGAAGTAATCGTCGGGAGCCGCCTCATACTCACGGGCGCACGTGTAGATGTACGGATTTACGACCGAGTCCGCGGTTGAGTACGTAAATTTGTAGTCGCACGGTTTGGGAATGCGGAGTTCGGGAATGATCTCCCAGCGGCACGGCATACACGGCCCGAGCGGCGGCTTTGGCTCAATTTTGAGTTTGAGCCATGTGTCCGGCGGTGCGGGGCTAACAACGCCGTTTCGATCAACCCATTCCAGCGGGAAATTCATTTCGCGTGGCCAGATGTCGACATACTCGCACGGCCAGCGGCTCATGTTGTACTTAATTTCGAGTTCTGGCTTGAACAGCGCTTGCGCCCCGCGGTCGCAGCAGTTGGCCCACGCGTCAGGTTGAGGCTTGAAATCGAGGCGCAAAGTATCCGGTTGAATACCCAGTTTCGTGTCGCACCAGAGGAGATCGAACTTTATTTTTTGTGGCTCAAACTTGACCTCTTGAACCAACTTGGGAATTGGGATCGCGATTTTGAGGTCGAACAAGAAGCCGCACACTTCTTGTGCGTCACCTTGCCCGCAGCAGCCGCCGATCGTGACCGTCTCGACTGTGAACGACGACAAGCCGCCGACGGCGCCGCCACCGCCGCCACCGCCGGCTGCGCACGCAGGCAAAGGAAAACCCGGGACGCACCCACCACCAAAAAAGAACGGCCGCACATCAAGATTTGTGCCGAATACCGGGCACGCAGGGCGCGGAATCGGGACGTTGATTTCTAAATCAATGTCAAAGTTGCACTCGTCTTCGCTGCGTTTTGTGATCGTGAACTTGTTTTCGGTGCTGACGAGGCAATCTGCATATTTAGAGTTGACGACAAACGTTGTAATTTCGAAATTAGGACAGGGCGGGACTGGGACGCACAGGTTCAAGTCAATATCGAACGCGCAGCCGTTTGTCTCGCCGCAATCGCCGGGTGTCTCGCGCGTAGTGATCGTGAACCTATTGCAATTAAATAACTGGTCAACATTTTCTGGCGTGATGTTTTCAATGTAGTTGACGTTGAACGAATTGACGTTGAGTTCCGGGCAAGGCGGAGGCGGCGGCAGAGGAACCTCGATCGTCAACTCAAAATCAAACGTGCAATTTTCCGGAGTTGTAGAGTTGCAGTCTTTCGGCCGCGGCGGCCGGCGAGTAACCGTAAACGTACTGCCGCCGCTCGACGGACACTTCTTTGTGTCATACGTCGTTTTGACCTCGAACTTCGTGACGTTGATTTCCGGACATGGCGGCCGAGGGATCGGCACAATAATTTCGAGATTGATATCAAAATCGCACTGGTCTGATTCCGTGCAGTCTTCGCCTTTGGTCACGCGCGGAATGATTTCAAACGTGCTGTTCGACGTGACGCAGTCAGCGTATTGTGTTTTGACTTCGAATTTGCCGACGTTGATGCTGGGGCACGGCGGGCGCGGTATTGGGACGTTGATTTCGATTTCAAAATCAAATTCGCAGCGATCGGGCGTACGGCAATCTGTTGACGGTATTTTTCGCTTCGTGATCTCAAACCGATTGCCGGTATTTGCACACTTATCTTCTTTGTCTTCGTAGTAAGTTTTTACGTCAAAAACCTTGACATTTAACTCCGGACAAGGCGGCTGCGGGATCGGGATGAAGATTTCTAACTCAATGTCGAAGTCGCACTTATCGCGCTTCTTTGGGTCATCACAGGGCTGCTGTGTGTATTTCCTCGTGACAACAAAACGATTTTGTCTGTTGCAGGATGTAGCGAAAAAAGCATTTTCGTAGGCACTATTGACTTCAAATTTAACAATGTTGATTTCAGGGCATGGCGGGCGAGGAATCGGAATATAAATTTCAAGGTCGATGTCAAAGTTGCACTCGCCCGTATCTTCGCATTCGCTTGGCGGCCGGTGGTTTTTTCGAATCTCGAAGCGGCTCGGTGGCGGAGGGCATTCGTCGTTGTAGTTTGCATTGACAGAGAACGTATTGATTTCGATCCTAGGGCACGGCGGCCGCGGAATCGGCACGACGAGTTCTAAATCGAATGTGAACTCGCATGTCCCCGGGTCGTTACAATCAATACCGGCGCGTTTTGACGACGTAATTTGAAATCGATTTTGCCCGTCAGCGATACAGGGTTGGTCGGAAAACCCTGTTGTGAGTTTCAGTTCTCCAACGCGCATCTCCGGGCAGGGCGGCGGCGGCACAAGCACGTTGATATCTATTTCAGCGTCGAACCGGCACGTATTGTCTGTCGAGCACTTGTCTACCGTGCGTAGAATTTTGAAGTCAACCCGAGACGGCGGTTTGATTGGGCAACTTTTGCTTTCGTTGTTATACGCAACTGCTATTTTGGACGACGTGACAAATTCTGGGCACGGAACTTCTGGCTCACGCGGAATGATAGGTAATTGGCAATCGAATATCGGCGGCGGGGTGGGCCGGATTTCACAGGACTCGACAAAATCAAAGTCGACCTTCTCGACTTGATCGCCAATGCCACACTTGTTGTTCGAAAAAAAGAAGTCGGTCATGTGCGGCTCGCGTTAGCAGTTTCCAGCAATATTTACGTTGGATAAAGATATCTTTAACGTGTTCGGGGTATCGGGGTCGATAGTTATGTCGACACCTGTACCGCCGGCGATAGTAATGTCAGGTCCTTGTACGCCGTTTATAGACGACACCAGTTCGTCGCACGCAGGGCCGCCGCTAAAGAACTGGCTGCCTTCTGGCGGTTGTTCGTCTTCGTAAAACGGCACCTCGCTCCCCGCGGCGCACAATTTGCCGTCGGGACGCTCGCCAAAATTTTGCCCAGCACTAATGTTTATTTCGTTTAGCGCGTCGCGTTGTTGAATGATCGCGTTATAGCCTTCTTTGAAACGAATGTTGCCAGTAACGCAGCGCGAATTAATGATGACGGGACGGGTGACGGTGTTTGCAGGGTCGCACGCTGACCGCGCTTCCGGTCGCGCCATGTTGCCGACGGTGATGGCGCGCAAATAACTTTTTACGAGACTTTGGATGCGCCCCGGCTCTAGCACAAAATTTTGCGTAAGCGGTGCGGTAGCCGGCGCTGGCATTGCAGCAAGTAAGTCTGTAAGCGGGCCGGTCACGAGAAACCCCGACCATGCCGGCTCGATTGCGCAACTGTTAACGTCTTTAACGTACGGCTCTGATTCGACGTGCTCAGATTGCCACTCTTCCGCGTCGACGTCTCGGGTAAAAACGAGCGGGTATTCAGCCGCGCCCGGCGCGTCTGTTTGCAGTTCAAACTCAAACGTGTCACCTACGCGACGGACTTCTGTGAGCCACACGCTGTGGGTCGACGCGTCGAACTCGCTATCGAGGCCCATGATAATCCCGCAATCAACAACAGCGGAATTAGGCAGTAAATCGGCCTGCCCCACTTTAAAAATAAATGGGTATGCGCGATACTCGTTATCGTTGTAAAAACCCGGACGAGGCATGTCATACCACCTTTCGGCCCAACGCGTCGATAAAAATTATGCCGTCTTTGTTTGATACACGCAACACAGTGTCTTCTACTTCAAAGCCTGTCGCGGTCAGCGTAAAATTGCCGTACTCGTCGGGCGGGCAGTTATTAATTGTTTTGACAAAATTTTTCGGTGTAAACCTTTCAAACGGAATGCACACGAAACGATTGAAGAGCGGCACACCGACAATATCGACGCGAATGATTTGATAACCGTTTTGTTCGCCGACGTGCGTGATGACCACGCCCGCGTCGCCGATAAGCCACAGATCGCCGGTGGTCAAATTTTCTTCCGCAGTTAGAACGCCTCTCACGCCCGGTTCTTGTGCAGGAATACACACCGACGAAACAAATTCTGTCGCGGCTGGCTGAAACGTGTATTCGCCCAGACTCCAGCCGGCGAAGAGCACAAGTTTGTCGGCGTTTGCTACAAGCGCCCCCGCAGGCCGGCCGCGACTATCGGTCAATGTCAGCACGCCGTTTTCCGGCGCCTGAATGGGGTTAGGCACGAACGACGTCGTTGCGCGATTTACAGCGCCCTCGTCGCCTATCTGTAATGTTATTTTTTGTGGGGCGATCGTGACTTTAGATACGTAAGCCCTGCGACCAGCCCCGATGGCGTATAGCGACGCGTCAAGAAACGTGTCGCGGGCGATCGCTGTCGTGCCGTCGTCTGCCAGTAGTGTCGCGCTATCGGCAAACGGGTAGCGCGAATCGCTCTGCTCGTCACGAAAATCCGGAAATAGTATTCTTGCGCCGCTCATGACACTTGAAACTTGTTAAAGTAGGCTATGCTGTTACTCGTAAATAGTCCGGCGCGACCGTCGACCGCTTCGTAGTCCGCCACATTTGTCACTAACGTCGCCACTTGCTGCTCGTCTGTGATGTCGTATAGCGACGCAGTTATTGCCGTCGTCGTGCCGAGTCCCGCGGCAGTTACAGATATCCTGTACCAGTGCGTTTGATCGACGGTCACATCTAATTGGCTTTCTTTAATTAACGATGTACCGTTATACCTGTAGATTTGCAAGGCATTGCTGGCTACGTCGATTATGGCCGCAATGTATTTGGTCTTGCAGCGCCCGTTTTCAGTAACGCGCATATAGTTCACGACGACACCGCCGTTTTGCCGATATCCGCCGCCTGCGGGATGAACCTCAACTGATATTGTGTGGTTATACGCCCAGTCACTCGCGCAACCGCGATAAAGCGCGATATTCAAAGTTCCGCGGCTCGTCGCTAAATAAGTGTCGTGCACTGTAAAGCCGGTCGCGGGTGGGCAACAAACGGGCGGCGCAGAATAAGACGCCACGTTAAAAGACCCAGACACAACTTCAAACAACGGCTCATGACACGGGCTGAATGACACGCAAATCGGCAACGCCGGGCACGGTTCGCTGTTTTCTTCGCAAACTACGTCGCGCGGGTCGAACGGCGGCCAGCAATAATAGTCCGTCTTTGTGTAATTCGGGTCGCACGGGCACTTATCGGTCGGCCTGTCTGTCTTTGGCGGGCGAGCACATGACTCTTCTAGACTGCGCGGAGTTGTGATATCCGCACCGCCGCATTCAGCAAACGTCCTGACTGATAACCCGGAGCCAACGGTGATATTTATGTTGCCGTTTACACAGTCGGGCTGCACGCCGTTGATGCGCTCAATCGGCGTTTTGGGGCACGTGCCGCTTTCGGGCCGCTGCCCGCATGGTCCAAGAAAATACGTCAGAGGATTGAAGACAATGCTTGGCGCCTCTGTCGCGAACAAAATAGCCCGGATAGGCTCGTAATTTGTTGTCTGCGTTTGCGGGTCATACTTTGGCAGCCGCTGGTCACTCGGCAGCAGCGTTTCGTCGATATACGTGGCGGTGACGGGCGGGGCCGCTGTCATGCGCACTAAACCAGATAACGAGGTTCGCAAATCAATTTTGCCAATCGTCGGGACAGGTAGCGGCCGGTATGGTCTCGCGTTGCGCAAACCAATGTATGTTTGTTCCGGCGTTGAGTAGCGGCCGGAAAAGTCAGTGCTGACACCCGCGCCGAAAACAACCCAACCGCTGACACCTTCGTGCAGCGCTTCAATCGCGTAGTTGACGTTTGTTGCGACGGGCTTTGATATCGACACCGCCGCGATTGTCGTGTTGTTGTTTGTGTCGGTCAGCGAGTCCGCGGCACCGAAAACAACGGTCACCAAATTGGGCGAGACTGTAATACCTTGCACGTACAGATACTGCCCAAGCGTTTCTGGAAACCGGATGTGGCAATCCACAATGATATCTTCACGAATAAAAGCGCCAGCGTCGTCAACGCCGGTGCTTTTATCGTCAAGCGGATATCGCCGCGACGCTTGCAGGTTGTACCAATTTTGATTGCGAACCGGCATACTTTAATCCTCGTCAAATAGTTACCGGTATTTCGCAGTCGAGTATTTGGCTGGCTTCAATAACGGCTGGCGGGTCGGTGGCCTTGCAACCAGCGTTGATTGGGCCATACCTGTCTACACCCGTTAATACGCCGCGAATGGCGTACGGATATTGCGGACAAAAGCAAAGTCTAAATTGCGCATACACAGATGCGCCGGCGCCGACAGTAGGAAATCGTACCGAGAAAACGGGCCAGCCGCCGCTGACGTCCGCGCCGCCGCTGCGGTTGTCGGCCACCATCTTTGTATATTTTGTGTCGAGCCGGACGCCTCCGACCGCAGGCGTTGAAGTAAAATTTACAGTAAGTACGACATTTTCTGCGCAGTCGTCGCAGTGGTTGCAGTAGAACAACACGACGTCCATGCAGGGGCACGGCTGCGGCACAAGCAACAACTCAAACGGGCGACGATTGCGGCAGTCGCGACTTTGTTCCCAGCGGTCGATGTTGGATTCGTGAAGCGTCTTAATCTCGGTGACGCGGTCGCCGATGTCGCGATAATAAAAACCTAGTTGCGACATGTACTTTGCCGTGTCGAGATAGTCGGCGCACGCGCAGCACGGGGCGCAATCGGCGCCGACAGCCATGACAGATCGCACAGGTGCGCCGTTCACGTTTTCGTAATTGTGCGGCGTACTTCCTGTGTATGCCGCAGGCTTTCGTACCCAAAGACAGTCGTTCGCTGTGAGGAAGATGTTGCCAGCGTTGTCCGGTTTGATGCCGTTAATCGTTTTAATTTCTTCGCCCGTAATTTCTGGGCATATAGGAATTACTTGATCTTCGCCGGGCGGACATACGTTCGTCGGATCGTCTTCTTCGCAAATACCGGTAGCGCACAAACCGTATTGCCCCGCGCCGCTGCCCGGACTTACGACAAAAGACACGTCAGTGTTTTTTCTTAAATTGACTGTGGCCGTGTCAGCCATAGTGATTTCGGTGTTGTGGCCGTTTACAAAACTGACTTTTTCTTTAAACCACGGCGTTATGCAATCTCCGTTTTGTACGCGCATAGCAAGTATGCGTTTTGGAATCTTCTCTATCGTCCGCTCGTCGAGCGTTGCGTGCCGCGGGCAATACTGTACTGGGCGCGGCGGCAGTTCGATGTTGTTGTGTACTTTGTCGTACTTGACGGCGCGGCACACTGCTTCGTTTGGCTTTGTCGTTTTGCGCCACTCGTAAATTGTGTAATAGGCGCCCCACGGTGTTGCCGTGAAGTAGTCGGCAGTTGTAGAGTCGAAGATGACGCGATCTTCGCTGTCGACAACGAGTAGGTCGGCGGCGTGCGTCGGTGTCGGGATCGCGACGGCTTCTGTCGGTGCAGCACCGTCAGACCACGCGTCGCCGGTGCCGAAGCCGTACAGCCAGTGAATGCGCAACGGGTTTTGCGCCACAGGCTGCGAACGGTAATAGCCGACGTCATCGTATGACAGGTAGAAATCTGCAAATAGATTTTCGACGTCGGCGATAGCGAGTGTTTGTATGCCTGCACCCGGCGATACAAATGGGTAATCTAAACCGCTTTGCGGCTGGACTACGCCGATGCCGAGTCCGCCGGCGTCTGGATCAGTAGATTGCCCGCTCATGGCGCACCTCAGCCTAACCCGCAGCCGCTATCGTTTAACTTACTGCCAAGTACAACCATAGACATTTGTGAAACTTCAGCGCCAAGACGGCTGACAAAGTTTTGTAATGTCGTAACGCCGCTTGTGAACAATTCGAGTTGCAGGTTTAACTCGTCAAGTTCTGAGCAGCCGCAGCATGGTTGCGCGCACGTATCTGATAGCGTAAGGCTGTTGGTGCCCGGGGTGACGTCAACACACGTGTTCGTGATAATAGTGAACGTACCGTTATCGCTGCACACGCCGTTGATGCAGCGAATGCACAGGCCGTCTTCGGGCACTGGGCATACGCAATCGGCGTTTAAGTTGGCTCCGTCAATCGCGTCGAAAATGATCTTGGTGTCTTCTTCGGTGTAGGCTACGCTGAGGCGAATATTGCTGCCGGCGACAAGCGTTACGTCGCCGTAGATGAAGTCTGTGATTTGCGCGTTGTTCTGTACGCGCAATCTAGATACGCCGCGAATAGCCGGCCGAATGACGTCAGGCTCTAGCGCGCCGCCATCTCGTGTAAATGTGTAAAAGCCCGGCGGCAGAATGTTGATCTCGTCAAGATTGCCGATAACAACATGCCCGATAGTGTCGTCAAATGCGTCAATACCGCCGAGCGCATACGACCTGTTTGGCGCAAATGACGCACGCGCGATATTTGCGCCGGCTACATCGACCGCGTCGCCCGTCGGCGGGGCGTACCCAACAATGATATTAAAACCTGTCGGGCTTATGAGCAGGTTTTTTAAAAAGAACCGACCAGCGTCAATTTCGTTGGTTGCGCTGATAGGCAGATACATCGCAACGATAAAGCCGTCGGGCAGCCGAATGACGCCGCGTGTGTCTGTTTTGGTAGCCCAATCGGTCAGCGGATAAGAGCGCTGCGAGTTGTGGTTGAGCCATTGTAAATTCCAATTTCCAATCGGCATGGCTCACCTATCATGTTGGGGCGCTACGCACTATTCCGGCGATGCGGAGTACTCCTACGTCATTATCGTACTGGTCAGAAATATCTGACCGGCGTTCGATAGTGACCAACACAGTGTCGCCCGCCTCGACGTCGAACTCGTCGCTGTTGCACTCGACAACGGTGTCAATAAGCAGGGAGCGCGAAGAGTCAGAAAAGTCTACGTCGGTATCTACGGTCGGCAGCGCTAACGCAGTCGGCACATATTGGCCTGTAACAGTGTTTAATACTCGCGGGCGCGGTAGCCGGCGATACGACATAAAAAGTTCAGGGAGTAATGCAGCGGATGATGGTGTTCCGCTGCGGCCGAAGAGTCGCACGCGAATCTTCATTTTCAGGCTTTGGTCTAGGTTGGCTTCAGGTACGTTTAACCTGACGCGCAGCAATGACGACTGTCCGGCTGGGAAGCCCAGATACGGGATGTCCATGTAAAGTCGCTCAACCGTATCGCTCAACCGAATGATTTGCGGAGAAATTTCGCGCTCAACGAGGTTGTCTGTGTAGTCGACGCGGACAACGCCCTGATGCACAGGCACGTTAGCCGCCGTAGTGATGCCGAGCGCAGTTTTTTCACCTGCTGTCAAGTTGCGCATGCTTGCTGGCGGGCGTGTGCCGGTAATGACGATAAAGTCCGGCGTTGTTGTTACAAGACCTTCGGCGATCCAGCCGCGGGTCAGTTGGTGGCGGTTAACTACGTTTTTGATTACCTGTCCGCCCACGGCTTCTTGCGGCCGAATCTGTAAATCAAGATTCAACTTGAGATCGCCCGTGCTGGCCGGCAGATCGTCGCAGTTTGTAATCGCCACAGGGCTGGTAATCAATTCGTCGCCAACCTCGTCGGTATCGGGCATGAGGCTCGTAACTACAGAGCGATCGTTGCCGAGGAGCATGCGCAGGTATATGACGACGACACGCATGACTTCGCCGCGTGGGCATTCGTCACCCTCGTTGTTCGGGAAACTGGTGTCGGGGTCGTAATCAGCGGGCCACGGGACGTCGCCGTAGCAATCGCTCATCCACCAGATGCCGTTGACGTCACAAATCGCAAGGCCGGCTTTACCAAGCGGAATCTCAGTCGCGCCGACAAGTTCTTGACCTTTGTCCCAAATCATGGACACCGACTGAATTGGGATCGGCGGCCACACGCGATTTAACGCGTTGTGCTTTTTGATGTTGTAACCAAAAATTGCGCCGGCGGGCGCATACGACGTGCTCGCGTCGTCGGGGTCGCGACGGAAAGTCGGGTGATTTGCCGGGAGCCAGCCTTGCATTTCCGCGTCGGCGTCTTCGATGACGTGCCGCTGCTGCTCGTCGTCGTCGGTCACGACGGTGTTGGTGCCGGCGGGTCGCGGCACAAGATCAAACCGGTAGTGCGT